CTTACCTAAATAAAGTATAGGCTTGTTATCTTCACTTTGCTTTTTTAAGCACTCCATAAGATTCATACAATCTTTATGTAATAAATTTGCAAAATTATTAAATTCATACTCTAATTCTTTACTCATTCTTCTTCCTTCTTTAATTCATCTTGCAGCTTTTTGAATTTAATAGCTAAATCAACGTAGCCTCTACACCACTGGATATGATTTTTAATTTCGCTGTGCTGTAAAGCTTTGTTTAATTCATAAGGTACTTCCTCATTACTTTTCACATCCACTAACACACCATTGAATTTGTTGTTGTATTCTTTAGTGATTTTTAATTCCAGCCCTACCTTTTTAAATTCTTGTGTCATTTCTTCGACTAATGTCATAGACCTTACCTCCTTTGTTCACTTTATATTATACACTATAGTTTATAGTAAGTCAACAAAAAAGAGATACAAAAATGTATCTCAATTTTTTAATCTTTAAAAAGTCATATAATACTTTAAAGCTTTGCCTTTCTTTTATCTGTGCATTGTTAATTGTGAAGTTGCACTTTGTACTGTTGTAGAACTTGGTGTTGTACTTGAAGATGGTGTACCTGTACTAGAAATTGTTAGAGTTACATTATCTATGGCTGTCGCTATTATTTCTGTAGCAACATCTCCTGTAGCTAATGGGGTTTCTATTGTTCGAGTTCTTTGAATACCACTTGATGTACAAGAATAATATTTTGTTGTAGTGGTAGTAGTTCTTGTAGCAGAAGCCTTAAAATAAACATATAGAACAGTATTTGCAGTACGGGTTAAACCAACCCACGTTGCACTAGAGTTTGCAGAAATGGTAGACTTTTTATAATATGAACCATTGTTCAATTTATAATATGCATCAACTGCAAACGAATTATTATTTTTAACAGTAGCTCCATAAGAACCTGTATATAGGTTTTTTAATACAGGTGCTGTTACACTACTTGGGTTTACGGATGAGGTACTTGTTTTAGCTTCGCTAATATATTTAATACTTAGTGAATCATTATAATGTATTGTTGCACCACTTGAAATAATTCCTGTCGAAGCCGTTGGTTCACTTGTTGATTCTTTATAGTATGTGCCTGTTACTCCACTTGCACTTGCAGTAAATGTTAAAGGTTTACACCACGCAATAGTATTATTGTATTTTAACATTTTTACATCATTATCAACATAACTTTTTGGTTGTCCTTCATTTAACATCAATCCATAAAAATCGGCTTCAAAATTTATAACCCAAGTAATAGAGGATATAGTCTTACCAGATGCACTGGTATATGAATATGTACCATAATCAACACCTTGATTATTTGTAAATCTTTCACTAGTGCCGTCCGAATAATTCCACATCAAATTATAAGCCCAATACTTAGCACCGTTAAGAGATGTTAAAGTAAAAGAATATTGAGTATTCGCTTTAAAGGATGAATAAGGCAATGTAATTGTAGAAACTCCACCACCCCAATTAAGTTTAAAAGAGCCACCACCTAAATCGGTAAATGCATAGCTTGAAATGTTTTTATAATTTATCAAGTTGAAACTGCTAGTGTCAATACCATATTGGTCGTATTCAGTAGATGGGTCATACGTACCAGGTCTTACCATAGATTTTATCCAAATATTATCAAACACTATACCACCAACTCTCCACCAGAAAACAATATTAAATGTTTGCTGTTCGGTTAATGTAAATGTTCTATATTTGTTTGTGTTACAAATGTACAGGTTATCATAGGCTGAGTTTCTTAAACCTAAGCCTATGTTAATTAACCATTGAGGGTCAGAAGCTTGAACAAAATTGGTCCAAAAGTATATAGTATATGTACCTGCAGGTAAAATGATTGTGCCAATTTCAGTTTGTTGCCAACTACCAGCAGTAGAGGTACCATTAAGGTACCCCACGCCATCTTTTATAGAACAAGTAACACCATTTATTGTTCTTTCTGACCAATCTTTAATTGGCTGCAAATTTCTACCACTATATTTTATTGTATTTACCGAATTGTTTTGCCATTTTAAAGCCATAATATCTCCTACTTAGTTGTTATTGTTAATGTACCATTGCTAAAGGTATATGTTACTTGTGTACCCGCAGCCGACTTTGTTAAATATTTGTTGTCGGATTCAGTTTTTGTGTAATGCTTACCTTTAACAACTGTGTTTTCAAATTTTTGAAGAATGGATTTAATATCTGTATAATTTGCCATAAATAATCACTCCTAAACTGCAGCTAAAATATCTGAGAAATCACTATCGGATATAGACAACACAGCCCTTTTTAAATCATCAGCAGTAGCAACGGTTGTAAATGCTTGTGTATGAACGTTACCGAAATTTTCTACTGTTTGGTATCTTAACCCGTTGGCAGAACTAAAGTCCATATAACATATAGCGTCTGACCTTTGTGCGTAAGTAGTACCAGCAGCTTCTATAGTTAAATATGTAGATGATGCATCATTTTTCGAAAGATACGTAGATGAAGCATCATTTTTTGAAAGATATGCAGATGAAATCTCATTTTTCGAAAGATACGTAGAGTTAGCTGCTTTTTTCGAAAGATATGTAGTTGCAGCATCAGTTTGCGATAAATAAGTATCTGCGGCATCAGTTTGTGATAGATAAGTATCTGTAGCATCAGTAGTTGTTAAATACGTATTTGTATCTAACGCCCAAGTATCAGCAGTAGTTTTCTTTAAGAAACCACTTGTACCTGTTAATCCAGCAATCGCAGTTAAATCGGCATCCTTTTGTTGACAATTAGTTGTAATGTATGTATAAACAGTTCCACCCGTTACTACACTACCATTATTATTTGCAACACTTCCGCCCGTTACAGTTATAGTTGGAGCACCAACTGTTCCACCTAATTTAACACCTGCTGAAGACTTATTTACAGTTTTTTCTTGTAGATTATAAACCATTTTTGGAGTTGCTAAACCTGCATTTGAGTTAGATGCTGTCTCTGTAGCACCTAAAAATGCACGCCAATCTGCTGCAGTACCTACCTTGTGTTTGTCGGTAGCAATATGCTCACTTGCATAAATATAATACAAACCATTTGTATCATCAAAACTAATAGATGATACCGTTTCTCCAAGTGTAGAATAGTTTTTTAAGTTTACATCGGTATTACCAATTTTTTCCCAAACATAAGTGCTTGTACCTGTTTCTAAGGACATATATTCATCATAATTATCATTTGTGCCGTTATCACTAGGAACATAATAAATAGTATGTCTATCAGCATTTTTTGCTTCTAATTCACCTGTAATAGTTGTACTACCACTAGTCCATTCAATTCCTTTTGGAGTGTTTGATGCAGAAGATGCTTTTACAATATTAAATTGATTTACTCCTTGAATAGCTGTAGCAATAGCATCTGAAATAGCAGTAAGTGTGTCTGTTTTAGTATAAACTTCTTCCTTTTTATAATGCTTTTTTTGAACAACCTGTATTTCAAATTGCTGTAAAATTTCTTTAAGATTTGTATAAGTATTATTAGCCATTTTATTTTTCTCCTCCTAAACTAATTCTAAAATTTCTGAAAATGTGCTATCACTTATTGTATCACCGTTTGCCTGTGTTAAGGTAACTTCGTGAGGGTTATTTTTGTTGTTTATATGTTCTTCTAATCGAGCTTTTAAATCAAGCATTTCTGTTACAAGTATTGACTTGATGATTACCCAATCTTCTCTATTACTTGAGGCAGGGTTATCTTTCAATGCAATAAATATAGTATCTTTTGAAATTCCCATAATTGATTCTCCATTGTTATAGCTGAAAGTCATAACATCACTTGAGATATAGAAGTCTCCTTTAAGAACATTACTATTTAATTCATTTTGATTACTAATATAACCTTTGAAAACTCCTGTTAATGACAATAAAGAGTTCTCATTCTCTTCTTGCATTTGAGTAAGAAGTGCTTTCCCAACTCTTACCAGAGTGTTGTATGTAACTATCTTAGCCACATTAATCACCCCCTGTTATTTCTCCAATAATATTCTCATCATCCTCCGAATCTGTAAAGTCTAATAAGCTTTTTATTTCTGTAGTATCTGCTTTAACATCGTCAACTTTTGTTTCTAGCCCTCCTACAGATAACACAATGTCATCTATAGTGTTATGTTCTGAAGCAGATAGTTGAGCTATCCTGATAATGAATTGAGGTAGAGATTTCATAGAGATAGGTTCAGAAATATATAAGCACTTCCTTACTGTAGCAGCTATTTTTTTAATAGTCCTTATATCGACTCTACCAAACTCTGTTGCAGATGTTGTATTATCAATGTTCTCCCACTCTTGTCTCAATTCCTGTAATTCTGTAGCGGTCATTAATACTCCACCTCACTTACATCTGCATATACTTCAGCTACAATAGACTTAACTTTTTCTTCGAATCTTGAAGACCGTAAGAATCTGTCAAGAGCTTCTGCGATAGCTGAATCAATATTATAGTTTGTAGGAAGCTCCTCAAAACTTAAAAGCAGATTCCATCCATTGTCTTTATAGAAGAAAGCAATGGTGATATTTTTATTATATCCTACAGCGTTATAAAAGTATCTATTAGTATTATTTACTACATCTATATTTGTCGGAATAAGAGTGCTTTTAGCTGCAGTGATATTTTCAAGTATTGAACTCCTGAAGGATGACCAATTAATGTTAAGACTTCTTTTAAAGTCTATAATAGTAGAAACTAATGCATCACTTAGAGTAACTGTATATGCTCCGTTTGTATAAGAAGTTAAGTTTTGTAAATCTGAAGTAGTTACATTAAAAGGTTTATCATTTTTTTCATTAACCTGTTGTTGTAGTAGATATCCTTGGCTTGCTGCTAATGGAAGGTTATCATCGTTTGTTATTAAGTCTTTTACTAAAGAAGTGAAGGGCATTTTCTCATCTAATAAATCTAATAGTGTTTGATTATCATTAACACTATCTAGGAAAGCAAAGATATCTTGCATCCTGTTTATTGTAGTGTCAACATCTTCTGTAGCTGTATCTAGGAAAGCATACAACTCATTTATTTGACGCTTTAATTCTTTACCTTGTGCAGCAGATAAAGGCTTTGTAGTAGAAGAATCTGTTAAGTTATTAACCACATCATCATACTTTACATTGTCTGAGTTAGTCTCATTTACATAAGCTTTCGTTGCATACGTTGCATCTATTGGATTTCCATCAGCATCAGATACAGCCTTTTTTGCTGTGTCTACAGTATTATCCTCTAGCAAATTACTTAGGGCTTCTGCCAAAGAATCTTCTGCAGCTATAATAGCAGAGTGTGCACCATAGACTCCTTGTTCTAGGTTATTCAAATTGTTAGCATTTATCTCTGTCTCTTCATCTACCCAGGTTGTTTTAACATAAGGGTTGGTTCTACTCATTATCATTTACCTCCTGTCCAAATACTTTCCCATAATTAAATGGGTATAATGTATTATGTACTTTTAATTTTTTAGAACAAACAATCGTTTTGTTTATTTTAGTAAGAACAGTATTTTTTGTAGTAGTTTCTGAAGTGTAGGCAGCATTTATTGTATAGCTATTTTTTTCTACATCTATCCTTGGATTAGAATCATTTTGAAGAAGGTATGTAGTTTCATTCACATCAGTGTTTTGACTAGCTACTATATTACCATTATTTATAATTTCATATACAACATTTTTAAAATTTGTTTCTGAAAGAAAAGTATCTATATGTAGAATACATCTATGATAAGTAACAAGTTCCTCTTGCAATGTATTAGGATTTTTTACCATCTTTCTGTATGTATATCTATCATAATGAGCATATATAGGAGTATCATAACTAATTTTTACATCAAAGTTATTTGGATTAACTATAAGTTGACTTGAGTCTTTAACGATAAGTCTCTTTATTTTTTTAACTCCATAGGCAGTTTTAACGTAGCCACACGCTTTCTTTGTAAAAGGTTTATATAAAACAGAGAACTGTTTTAAAACTTCTTTCTTTAAATTTGTAACAAAAATATCAATAGCTACAGGTTCATTATAGGTGTATCCTAAAGAACTTTCTGCTTTTATGTATTGAGATGATTCGGGTTTGATAGTCTCAATTACAGTTCCTGTACTTATTGATTTTATAATAATAAAAGTTTTTAAATTAGAGTTATTATAATTAAAATCAATATCTATATCGTATTCATATTTAAACTCTATAAATATTCTGTTCTCTGTTTCAGATAAAACAGCTACATATACAGGTTTATTATATATAAATAAATCTTTAATTTTTGGTATAGATATTTGTTCAGATACTAAACTAAAAGTTTCACTTTGCCATAAAGGTTTATTATATACATCGGTTATATCTGTTAAGATTAAGTAACCCTTTCGATACCACCTAGATTTTTGCATACTTGCGGTATTATTATTGGTGATATCTATTACTAATCTTACTTCTTTATAACCATTTACACTAACATTTAATAGATTTGAATCTGTACTGTTTATACTATCTACCCAGTAGGTTGTATTATCTAATTGAAAAACTTCTTCTGTTTCTAAATCTATAAATAAAAACTTTAAACCTACAGCTTTTTCCGTTTTATTGTTTGCAAAAAAGAGACAAGTCAGTGTTGCTGTAGAACCAACAACAGAGATGTCAGTTATTTTGCAATCTGTATTTGTCTCTTTAATCATTTTATTCCTCCTCTATTTGAATATAAATTGTACCATTAGGTTTAGAAGCTAGAACTTCTTCTGGTTCTGATGAACCATAAATTATTTTCTCTTCTAAATTTTCAATCCTTTTAACACATTGAGATAATTCTTTAGCTGTTACAACCTTCTCCTCATTTATAGGGTTTGAACCTATAATAGGGGTATTTAAGAATTTGGCTGAAGAAGCAGTAAGATTGGATACTTGTAAAGAATTATAAGAAGAAGAATTTGTTAATATAACTACATTCGTATTCCCTTTTGCAAATCTGAAAATACACATCCTGTATGGAATAATATCTCCTGTTGTAGCTGCTCTTGTATTACCATCATTGGTTTCAGTAACTATTGTGAATCTGTGAGATACATAAGATACTTCTCCGTTGTTAATGTTAGTTGGAACTTTGATTACAAGTGTATTAGTTCCTTCTATACTCGCTTGTGTTGGCACAAAGAATATTAAACAATCAGAAGGAAGTTTAGAAAACTTATAGATTAAATTAAAATCTCTTGCTGAATCATTCATTGCAGGAGTGTAAGAAGATTGTGTATATATTTTTGGCAAATATGGTAACATCTCTTCAAGTAAACTTTCTAAGTCAGACATTGGTTTCCCCTCCTATAGATTATTATTCTGCAGAAGTTGCTTTAGCAGCTTCCTGGTTAATCCATTTCTCATATTCCATTAACACACCTTTTCTGAATCTAGCATCGTGTAATGTTATTCTGTTTGCGTGTTTTTTAGCATACATTGTAGAGCTCCACATATTAAATAGTAGAGTAAAAATTTTAATTGTTAAAGTCATAAGACCTGCACTATTGAAAACAATAGCATCAAAAATAATACTAGATAATAAGAAAGTAAATCCAAAAGAGAAGAATAGTTTAGGTACTCGATACTTAACTATTTGAGTATTCTCGTGTTTCTCTATGAACTCATTAGGTCCTGCTTCTTCATCATCTGAATAATATTCAGATAATAAAGTACCTATAGTTACACGGTCATACTTAACTGGGGTAGTATCAATTATGTCTTCAATTAGTTTATCATCTAATTGCTCTTCATACATCTTTCTCTTTCTACAATATTTACTTTTTGCTTTCTGCTCTTCTGTACCTTTATTCCAAATGTGCATCTCTTCTTCAGAGTATCTTAACTTCTTTATTTTAAATAACCAAAAGTTAAGTACAACATAATCTAGCTTACTTAGCTTTAACCCTATCTGATATTTATATTGAGCTATCTTTCGTTTTCTATTAAAGCTTGCTAAGAATCTTAGTAAGATGGAAGGGATGTTTGTTTCACCTGAAGCGAAGTTATTTATATATTGGATACAGTCTAGATATTCTTTATTGTTTTCTTTAAACCAATCTAGGTATAAATAAACAGAACCGAAGGTTACACAAACGATTGCTACATCTGTTATTAACTGATTTACATAGAAGTAACCATCTTTTAATAATCCCCAGCCCATATTAGCTGTAAATAAAGAGGCTCCTCCTACTATAAGGAAAGATATTAAGAACAAAAGAACTATTTGTAATCTTTCAATTATCTTCATAAATTATTTTCCTAACTCTTCTTTTATTATTTCACGAATATCCTCTAGCTGTTCTGCATTAGTTTCTCTCATCTCTTGTTTTCTTAACTCTCTCTTGATTAAGAAGTCATATTTTCTCTCAATAGGGTATACAACTAAATAACCAATGAGCTGGCAAATTATAGTAGCACTTACACAAACAAGAAATTTTTGTAGTGTTTTTAATAATGAATCACAAGCCTCCTTGGAAAGAGCTAACCAGTTAGGTAATTTATAGGATAATACAAAGCATAGTATCAATATAATGATAAGCCAAATATTTTTTCCTATACCAAGAAGTATATATTTTAATGAACTATACTCCCAGGAATTCACCCAGGTTTTAATTTCATTTTTAAAACGTCTACATAGCACATAAGCTACAAGGAAAAACATAATAGATATTTTTGTTACTACTCTTGTCTGCATAAATTGGTAGTTCACTCCCCAAATGATGCAGGGTGTAACTAATGTAATTAAGAAGAATAAAATTCTATAAATAAATCTTAAACGCTTTTCTTTTTTTACATTAGCTTTTGTATAGGTGGAAGCCACGGTTAGCACCTCCTTACACAGTTAATTTATCAATAGCTGTCTGTGCTGTCTCGTTAGCTACATCTAAAATTTCTTCTAAGTTCTCTGCTTTATTTTTTAATTCCTCTTTAATATCACTTAAGTCTACGTTGACTCCGTTTTCAACAGCTGTTATTAAAGTGGTAACAGGCTCAGAAATTTTAATATTAGCATTCTGCTTTAATTTATTAGCCATTGTAACTAATTCCTTCTTAGTTTCGGAGGATATTGTGTTTGAACTTAGATAAGCTGTAACAACAATCTCGGCTAAATTAGAACAAGCATCTTTTAAAGCTTTGTTTTCTTCTCTCTCTTCTTTTAATTCCTGCTCAACAGAAGTAAGAGTTCTGGTAGAATTGATTAACTTCTTTTTAGCAGACCATTCAGTAAAGGATTTAATAACTGCAAATATAGCTACAAGCATAGTTACTATCTGGTCAACAGTAATTCTACCACCGAATACTACATTTACAAATTCATTTAAACTATCCATAGTAATTTTCCTCCTACACTATTCCATCATTAAGATGTTTTTCTAACTGAAGTTTTACTCCGTTTATATCTTCTTGTAATTGTTTTAAAGCAGAGCTGTGAGACTTTAATGTTAAATTAACCGCCTGTAAAGCTTCAATTACTTCGGATACTACAGAGAAAATTGTCTTATTCTGATTATATTGTATCATAGAAGCATCTAAAATAATAGAACTATTTACAGCTTTTTGACCATTGACCTCTTTTACTACATCAGCAAAAGGATAAGTAGCAATGAAGTTACCATTATCGTCTATTGCTTGGAGCATCATACCTGCTTTAATGTATTCTTTATTGTTAATTGGTAAAGATGTTATTATATGTCCATCAATCAAATGTTTAAGTTTATCTTCTAATTCATTTACTTTTAAGTATAAATTTTTTATATCTGTTGATGCAGAATTATTAAAAGTAAAAGCTATTTTTTCTAAATCGAAATTTAAATTAACATAATTAGATGTCTTATGGTTTCCTGTATCAATAATAATTAATTTGAATTTAGAGTTTAGAAGGTACTGCTTTGTTTGAGCAGAAAGACTCAGCTTAGATTTAAATACATTATCTTTGTAGTAGAAGAATCTTGTTATAACAGAAGACCCATTAGTAAGAAATAACTCTCCAAAAATACTTACAGTATTAGGAAGGTCTGTAACTAATGTAATTATAGTTTCATTTGAAACTATTTTTTCTCCAGTATATTCTAAAATTTCATTTATATATTTAAACATTTTGATACCCCCTATTCATAATAAACATAATAAAATCTATCAGATTCTGATAACTGTTTTAATGTACCATCGTCATCTACATAGTAAAGACTTATCATAGGGTGAAGACCATCTTTAACATTATAGAGAACTTTTGTATAAGTTGTAATGTGATTAGCTGTGCTTTTTATATATAAATTTACTTCAGGATGAGAAGAAATTAAATCAATAAAAAGAGTTTGCCAAGAAGTTGTAGTAGGTTTATAAATGTAGCTTCCTGATTTTATAGAAACGCCTGCATCACCTTTTTCTCCTTTAGGAATATCAAAGGAAAAATTAAAAACTTTTGCAGCGTCTGTTCCACTAGAAGTGATTCTTACTGCTGCGGAGGTAGAAGGAGATACTGTTGTTGCAGTAGCTGTAGGAGTACCAAAGCCTGCATTAGCTCCTGGGGTTCCGTGAATATTACAAATTAAAGCCCAAGAACCATTTGTATATCTATAGACATTACCATTAGTTTTGATTAATGCCATATCGCCTTCCTTGTCATTGACTGTTCCTGTAGGAGAACTTTCAAATGTTAGCCAAACACTACCTCTATCTCCTTGTACGCCTTGGTTACCCCGTGGACCCTGGGGACCTGTTGGACCTTTAGGACCTCTAATTTGACCACAATATTTCCAAGAAGTACCGTCTGATACATAAAGAGTACCAAGCATATTATCGTGGTTCTCATCTGTTTCAACGATGTAACCACTGCCTTGTGATACAGAAGAAGGTGTAGGTAAAGAAGCAACATTAGTTGTAGTGCCTGCGATAGTAATGGATGTACCATCTGCACCTTTATCTCCTTTATCTCCTTTATCTCCTTTATCTCCTTTTACTTTTATAGAGGCACTGGAATTAGCAGGAACCTGCTCACTGAAAGATAGATAACCATCCTCAGTAAGAACAGGGTAATAAGTTGTGCCTCTTGCTCGATACCAAACGTATGGTTTAGATTCAATAACAGCTGGGTCGTCATCATCATAATAAACTTTAATACCAATATAAGGTTTATTTGAACTAGCATCATTAACTCTATTTAAGCCTTCAGAATTATCAGCAAAAGCGAAAGTTAATCTAGGAGTTTTTCCAGATGCGCCTGTTTGACCTTGAGCGCCTTGAGGTCCACGGGCACCTACAGCACCCGTGAATCCAGTAGCACCTACAGCACCAGCTGGACCTTCTGGTCCTTGTGGACCTCTTGCTGGTTCTTTTGTATGGTACACAGTTTTAGTAACACCATTATTTGTTTCAATGATTCCCCAGTAATAACCACTTGCTCCTGTGAATTTAGTTGGTTCATTTATATTACCAGCACCAGATTCATCTGTCCAACAATAAGATTCTCCGTTAATTAAATAACCTATCGTTACAGATGAGATTGAAGTTATAGTAGGTGTTGAGTCTGAAACTTCATTTACAAAAGCACCCTTGGCTTGTAAATACATTTGAAGTAGTTCAGGGAAATCAGGACAAGCTTTTAATACGGAAGTATAAGTCTCCTCGAATGTGTCTAGTCTAGCATTATAAGAGGATAGTTTATTCTGTGTTTCTGTCTTATCGAGTTCTGCTTGACGATGCTGTTCTTTTAAAGTGTTAAGCTCATCAATTAAATCATTGATAAACTCACTTGTTATGTCTTGGCCGTGTCTTAATTTTTTCATAATTTATTCTACCTCCTCAGGTCTTATAATATTAGTATAATAATCATAAGGATTACTATCAGGACTATCTATTGTTTCATAATAATAAGTTATACTTGATAGAGAGAAGCGTCCTTTGTTTTCTACAGTGATGGATGTTTCAACTAATAAACAAGGGAATTTGTTTACAACGGTAAACATTTTAGTATCCTGAATTGTTGAATCTAGACGGATTCGTTCACTGGATACCTTATCTCCTTCTTTTAATATTCTTAAGTCTCCGATACTAAACAATTTATTTTTGCTATTATATAGAACGTGTCCTGCTTCGTTTCTTGCAATTAAATTAAAATCAATTTTTGAATGTTGATTTCTGTGATAATAAACTAGGATTCCAGATAAGATTTTATATATCTTGGCGTAATTTAATTCCTCACCCTTTAATCTTATAGTACACGTTACTTCTTCACCTAAATCTTCATAGGTGTCTTCATTAAAGCTTAGAAGCAAATTATTATATAGCAGAAGACTCTTACCTTTAAAATAAATAATATGACTTACGTTAAAGTATTTAGATTCATCTCTTAGCCAAGGCATATTATATGACTTATCTTCTAGTTGATTTGCCATATTAAAGTACATCTTTACTCGGATAGCTGGTCTTTCTTGAACTAGGTTATTATTGTTATCAATAGAAAATTTTTCTCTCCAAAGTAATGCATAATAATCATTAGTCACTTCAGATACACAGCTATTATCATCCCAAGGGATATCAACTTCTTGATTAACAGAAAGTAACCTTTTATTACATTGATTAACTTTAATAACATCATTAGACAAGTCGGAGGCATTTATGTAGTACAACTTCTTAAAGTATTTAAAAATTAAAATGTTATCACATACTTGAATTGTATCAGGGTTATCAGATGAAACTGTAGAGTTTATGGTTCTCCTTTGATATGGGGAGTAGTAACCTGTTTTATCATCATAGTCATCACCGTTTCCTGTAACTATGTGAATACTTCCTCCTACATTGTCTGCATTGGCAAAACAAATAATGTTACCTTGAAAAGCTAAGACTTTAATTAAAGCTTCATTCTTTGTTGTTTTAAAAGATAGTGCACCTCTGTCAGTAACATAGTTAGGGTTGTTTAAAATGGTTTTGTACCATTTACCCGTATTATAATTATCACTATAATAAAGTAATTTATTACCATCGACTAGAATTTTAGTACAAGAATGTATAACTTTGAAAGTATCACTTATAGAAGGATTCTTCCAGATAACACTTGTAGCTTGACCGAAATACTCTCCATCAATTTTATCTATCTTGTAATCTTGTACTGTAGAATAAATAGGCTTATTATCTGCATCGTAAGATAAATAATCTAAGGTTTCGCACTCGAGGTAGGGTTCCCATAATACTTGCTGTGTATCTTCTATTGTTGCAATAGTTACAAAAGCATTATCAGGATAAAGAGCTTGAGATGAGTTATGAGAGGTAATGCATTTATAAATTACATCCTTGTATTTCACAAGGTCTCCATCTTTAAAGCTATAACCATCTGTTAGTTTCCAGTCTTTAATTATGCTGTTAGGTGTTTCAAAAGAGATTGCAAAAGTTACTCTATATAATGTAGTATCAGCATCGTCTACTTCTATCTTGCTATAATCATCAGAGGAAGATATATTAAGACTGGCTTGATAATTAGGGTCTTGAATCCTGAAAGGAATGATTGTGTACCATTTATCGTTTACAAATTTTTCCCAACGGAACCAGTAATTTTTTATACTATCTCCAAGCTGTACATTAAATATAGGCTCTAACAAATATCTATTGTATAAAAGTTTTTTAACTAATAACTGTGTAAGTCCTGTTGTTACAGTGTCTGTTTGTGAAGCAACAGCTAACTCTGGATAAGGACTAATATAGTTGTAGCCGATGTTAGTTATTTCACTGCTGTTACAAAGATAGGGTTTTAATACCGTGGCTGTTAATTTGTTTTCTAAAACTTCTACTGTAACGATTCTTGTACCTGTCATAACATAAAGCTTGTTATTGAAAGTAGCAGCCTCTATCTTTCTATAATTCTGAAAAAACATTAAACTAAAGAAAGAATAGTTTGTATTGAAAGAAGAAGCTTTTATAAATAAATTTTTATCATATAATGAATTTTTTCTATTATAATGAGATTGTGTACATCTATAATAAATACCATTGTATTTAATTACAGTACCTTCTACCCATTGAGTATAAATGTTAACTGACCAATTAATAGGTGTGTCATTTTCAGTAGGAGAATATACTTCCCAGTAGTTAATGTTTTCTGGTGTTATTAAAGTTTTTTCAAAAGAGGTGATACAAACATACTTGGTTTGATATAAACCCTCTCTAACCTCGAAAAAATCACCTTTCTCAATCATACCAGAAGTAATACTTTCCCAGTCACTTCTTTTATTTAATTGAATCTCATTACCTGTTAATTCTTCACGGATGTAATCCATAATAAAACCATTGTGCTTATCAGGGATTATATCTGACTTCTGATAAACCTCTAGTCCATCAAACACAGAAGTTTCATCATAAACTTTGTTTGTATAATTTTTGGTTTTATAGATATTTAATCTAGTTAATTTTAATGTGGTGTTCTCATTGAAAGGACTCTGATATAATTTACCATCAGCAGCTACAATGATATAAGTGATTTTATAAGTGAATAAAAACACACCCTGGATATTTCTTATATCTTCATCACAAGTAATTCTACAGATTTCTTTAGCACCTTTTCTTTTTACTAAAGCTCCTGATAAATATGTCATATTAACACAGTCACGCATTTCATTATCAGAAAGATGCTCATTACTTGGGTCTGTATTTATTCCTCCAGTAAAATCACTATAGGTTGCAGGTTCATTATAGGAGTATATAGGATAGTCTTTGTACTTTGTAGGCATACTTATTCCTCCTCCTCTAACTTTATCACTGCATCTTCCTCATTAAATTCATCCTCATAAGATAGTTCGTGAATGATATCCTCGATATAATATTTATAATTGGAAAGAGCCAGATTGATTTTATCTGTATCCTTAAGAACTCTAGCTGTATAGAAATAAGCAGCGTAAAGTACCAAAGCATCCTCGAATTCTGGTCTTATATCTAATTTTATATCTTTTAATTTATCAGAATCATTAGGGTCTAAAGGCATCTCTGGAGCATAAAGCTTTTGATAATAACCAAAGGATAATTCTAGCAGGTCTGTGCCGAATCGCCCATTCCACTCAATATAAATTTTATCATTAAGAATATAATAGATTGCTTCCCAGTCATCTACTTTACTTCTGAATCTATTGTTTTTAAAACTGCATTGAATACGAGGGTCTGTCAAAGGTACACGTTTTGCTACTGTGGCATTCTCAGATAAATATAATCTAAGATAATTTATCTTGCGGATATCTTTTGGTAGGTCTAGACATACCCAGTTTAAATCTCGTTCAACATTTTCAAAATCACTTAGATGTAATTCTTTAAATAATTTGTATCCACGGCTAGTTAAGTCTGCCATACAGTTGGAGATACAAGCTCTTAAAGAAACTAAATCTATGGTATCTAATCCTGTAGTACCTATAACTCTTAAGTATAAATCATATAGTGTCATTGCTTTGTACCCATTACCCTTTCTATAATTTTGAACTGCTGATTCAATTCGTTTGTTCTTTTATTCTTTTGCCAGTTCTCTCTCCAAGTTTCATTAGATAACCTCTCACTTAAAATATCATCTAAGTCTTTAGAGAAATCCTGCGTTAAGCATTCTATAATTGTAGACTCATTTAAATTCTCTAATAGAATTGTGGTGTTATATGAATCACCAGAGAGAAAGTAAGCTTCCATTGTATGTATCTCGTAAGCTTGCTGTACATTATTAAAAACAACAAAAGCATTACCGTTTGTTCTTTTTAAAAATCTATCACAAATGTTATTAACATTACACTTTCTTAAGTGTGGATTTGTTCTAAGAATATCTATATAATTCATAATGCACCTCGTTTGTTTTTATTATAACAAAAAAGGACTGCTCTTTCAAGCAAGTCCTTCTCTGTTGATTATTATTCTTGAGGGAATTTAACTCCATCTGCTACACCAGTGATTTGAACTGAAGTAGCACCATCAGCAATACCCTTAGGTAAACCATTAGACTGATAGCTGAAGAATGTACCTGGCTCAGTAACCTTGCAGTGCTTTAGAACTGCGTGGCATCTCCAAGCATCGATATACATATCAGCATACTTGTTCATAATACCTTCATACATTTCTGTACCAGGTCTACGCTGTAATACACCGTTTACTTCACCAGAAGTAATCCAAGTGAAATCACGTCTTACTAATTCACCAATCTTAGTCTGGTCTAACATATATAAGTTGTTATCTCTAGCATACTTATCCTTGTATAATACATAGTTATCGAACTTTAATTCATAGCTACCACCAAGCTGCATACCCTGGCCTACATTAGTTAAGTTATAATTCTTGAACTGATATAATGCCTTCTCAACTTGGGAGATAATTCTATGGTTAGCGCAACATAATGTAACGGAAGTTCCATCAGGAGATGTTAATGCTAAGTGGTCAGATAAGTCACGAAGAATTTCCTCATTGACATACTGAGTATCATTCATATCAACTGCAGTACAGTTTAATGAACGATAGATATTTCTATCTACACCGAAGATTTTATTGTTCTGAGTAACAACGATATCTTCAAGACCAGTATACTCCTTAGCGATTTTTCCTGCGTCATCTAACTGACGAGAGTAAACTGTAGCTACATCGTTTGCACCTAATGTAATGTTAATTGCAGCTGCAGGAGCAGTTGGAGTACCCCAAGTAATTACACCTGCGGAAGTTGCTGTACCTGTTACAACTTTTTCTACAATGAATAAAATCTTCTCACTGTGGATAAGGGTATTATCCTTCTGCCAGATTCTACCAATTAGTCTCTTCTGAGCATTAGCTGTTGTAGACCAAGCATTTGCACCTGTCTTAGTTTCTACCTGAATCATAGCACCCATACCTTCCATTAAAGAATGAGAGTTAACCATCTTAAAGGAAACTACACAAGGAGCCTTCTGATAATCAAACTGGTTATGATATTCACCACGATTATCACGTAATCTATCAATAGCTGCACCAGCAGTTGAAGTACTTAAATCTACTGCAGTAATATGATATGTATCATCTGCAGAAGCCTTATCTTTGATAACACCAATCTTACCAGTATATGAACCATAGATATAACGGTTATAAGTATGCTTCATACCTAATTCCATATTAGATAGCTGGTCCTTTAATACATCAATTAATGAGCCGTCACCTGTGCCCTTTAAGATTGCTTCATCTGTAATAGAGAAGGTAGCCATTAACTTAGTAGTATCGAACTGAGCTTCTACTGTTTCAGAGCCCTGACCCCAGAAATCATTCATACCTAATTCATAACGGTCAAATGTTCCTGAACCTACAGCTCTTACATTATCAGAGATACCTAACTTAAAGGACTTATACTTTACCTTACCAGTAATAGTATCCTTTGGTAGCTTATTAATTAAAGCTTCCATTGTATTGAATTCGTTTCTGAAGCCCTCCTGATACTCAGTTCTCATAAAGTCTTCGATAACATTTTTAGTTGAGTAATTACCTCCACCTAAGGTATCACCCATATAAATTCCTGAATTTACACTCTTATCATTCATAGTTCTTTTCCCCTCTTATTTTTATTGGAATTTTGAACTACCACCTTGCGTCATTCTATCCTTGAATGCTTTGAAAGCATCCCTAGTATTTTTTACAGGAGTGCCTTGAGTACCTGGCAATCCTTGACCAGCTGAGTGGTCGTTTGGATTCATAACTGGTGGCTGTCCATTTATGATTGAAGCAACTTGCTGTACTCCTGCTGCATTATTTCCAGCTTGTACTTGAGGTGTAGGTGTACCATTAGGAGCTGTGGCCTTGCCAACGTTGTGCACTGGATGGTCCTTCTTTGCAAAACATCTACCATATACCAGATTGAAAGCATCTGTAGCATATTCAACAGTAGTGTTTTTTAAAGTCATATTAGCTTTTAGGAAATCTAAATAGTCAGGCATACAAGCTTCTGCGATTGCATCACCGTATGCGGCTTTAATGTTTGCTGTTGCCTGGTTAATGATGTCACGTCTCATATTATCTTCTAGATATTTTCTTGTGATATCATCTGTTCCTTGAGCTTGAGTTTGAGCAGGTGCCTTTTTTAATTCGGCAACTTGTGCTTCTAATTTTGTAACATAACCATTCTGGTCACTGATAACCTTCTGCAGAAAGGCTCTAGCGTCTTGGTCTGCTACTTTTGCTAATGCTTCGTCAATAGTCATATATTATTTTTTTCTCCTCTCTTATGCTGTAATGCTTTTGCCTTGGCTATTTTTTAGCTGTACGTTTTAGTGCGTCCTTGGCATTTTGTAATACATTACCTTGTTGACTTTGCTGTACGAACTTCTTATGCTGCTCAATGTGTGCTGATATAGCCTCCTGTAGCATTTCCCACGCTTTTTCATCTCGTTCTTTAAGACACAGTACCTCAGGCGAGATTCGGAAAACATTGTGTTCAGCAATATGTTGTTCGTGTTTGTGGTAATCGTAAGCTTGTGGTATCTCCTTTTTGTTTAGCATTAAGTCATTTTCCCAGCAAATTAAATCGTGGTTGCTTCTTTCTGCAGGGTCTAATGTATCTCTAAGATAATTAGCGTGCATTGAATTAAGAAGCTCCACTTTTGCCTGATAACTTAAGCCAGACTCAGGATTATACAAACCGAAATTACCTGCTTGTTGAAGTTTTTTGTCGAACACTTGGTCTGATTTCATCAAGAAGTCTCGATTAATAATCGTAACCTGTTCGGCATCCACCTCTTCTAATTTATATTTTAACATATAAGTATCTAACTTTGCAAGTTTTAATTGTTCAGTTAGAGTCTTACCTCTTTGTTTTTCTAAATAAATAACCTTTTTAAATACCTCTATCATACAATCTGATACATTGTCTAAGGCATTTACTAATTTATTTTCATCGGATTCGGCAAGCTTATCTACTACTCCATCTGTTCTTACATTTGATTTTGTAGAACCAAATGCAGACATCTGTGATAGTCCTGCTGTAACTAGCATATCATCCTCAAGTGTTTTTAAATATTGAATAAACTCTTGAGCAAGTTTATCTTTCTGCACAGGTACTGGAGCTTTTGCATTTCTCTTTAAACCTATAAGCTTACCTGGTTTGTTAGTAAAATTATTTTTATTTATTAAGGAACCTTCCCAATAATATAACTGACCTATAGCAATATGGTTTACATACTCTAGGTATCTATTCTTTACAGCATTATATGTATCTTGAATAGGGATTAACTGAGAATAAACAGTTACACCTATTAATTTATTAGGAATTGTTTGAGGCCTTAGTATATCAAACGGTATAACTCTTTTGCCGTTAGCGGCATTCTCATAAGGTAAGATACCATCATATAAAACTTTTTTATTACAAACTACAACGTATCTACCCTTTGGATATAAAGCATCAGGCTTTTTGTAATACTCATAAACGTAAGCATACTCTATTGCTCCACCATTTGACATACCGAAGTTAGTATATCTAGGATAAGTAGATAGTTTAGAATCTTCAACGGATTCTTTTTCAGCTGCAAACCCCCATCTGGCTTTAATATACTCACAAGGGAATACACGTCTATGTACTAACTCATTTACATCATCCATTGATTCAATATAGTAGGAATCAACAAAGACTTCGTGAATAGGTACTGGCATAACGAAAGGTCTACCTTCGTAAATAGAAAGTTTACCTTTTGTATCTCCTATTGTAACATCTTCTAGGTCAGCTATCTTATCACCAGCTGTCCAATCTATACCAGTTTTAAACCATTCTATTCCATAGACATCATTTCGTTTAATAGCTTTTTCATATATGCTTTTAAAATTAGTTTGTAACATAAATTCATTTATAAATTTATTTACTTCTAAAGAATCTTGAACTGCTTTGCTACTATTGCTATGAGGGATGATACCAGGGATAGGCATATTTTGAGTGAGTATACCATAGCGTGTAAGATATATAGGCAAAAGTCTATTGAAAGTTTTCTTCTCTACATATACATTAGGGTCTGTCTGCTTAGGCTCTATACTTAATTTTCTTACATTTATTTTTTTATTTTGATTGCCTGCTATATACTCATTATTTAATTTGCCTTGCAGAATATATGGGTTTAAACTTGACATAGAGTCATCTACAAACATTTCGATATATGTTGCAATATCTTTCGCCATCTGTCTCATTAGCTACCTCCTATAAATCATCAGGATTATATGTATGTGGGTTGAATGGTTCCTCACTTTCTCCTGGAATAATGCTTGAATCAGGCTTTGTTGGTTGCTCATTAGCTAAAGCTTCGAGCTCTTGTAAAGCCTCTGTTAATTCTTCTTGTGTAGCTCTCTCTTTATCTACGCTTTCTTTTACCATCAATAATAATCTTTTATTTACTTCATTTAGTAAAAGCATTTGATTGTATAAAAGAACAGCGATTACAATAACTATAATAACAAGAGCCACGATTAATGAAATAAAAATTACATTGTTCACTTCTTCTTTTCCTCCTTCTTAACTGGCTTAGGTTTTAAAACATCTTTCACTTCTAGCCCTAAAAATTGTTTTGTTTTTTCTGGGTCAGCTAATAAAGCGTCTCTTAAAATTACAGCGTTAAGAGGAATAAATTCTGAAGAGCCTCTGCAGCACAAACAAATATCATTGATTGTGTGGAGAGACACTGGTAAACCTAATCGTACAGGATTTATACCAGCATTTGAAACTTTTGAACTGTGTTCTAAAAAATATCTACTTTGCATATATGTCTCCTTTTTGTTTATATTTTAACATAAATCGAAAATACTATCAACACTAATTGTGTATTCATCTTCCTCCTCTTCTTCTAGTTTCTTTTCATCTTCATCTAATAAAATCTGAAGATATGTTCTATTGTCTTTTGTTAAAGATTCAAAGCCTAGAGGTTCAATGTCATCAGAATAAAATACTAGGAAATGACCGTAAGCATCTATTGCGTGGTCTTTACACTTAGGTGCAATCAATTCAGGATTATCATCATCGTGAACTGCATTGTTTAATTCTTCAATTAAATCTGTGCAAGCCGTGGATATCCTGAACTTATAAACACCATCAGGATTCTTTAGGGTAGTTGCTGAATGTATTTTATCATATCTCATCATTACTTTACCTTTACCAGATTCTACGCCTATAGGATTTAATCCATAGAATTCAAATACATCTGATTTAGTTTCACCTATTATTTTTCCAGTATCATTTCTATACCTATCACCACCACGGAACATATCGTGAGGTAAACACGTAGCTGAAATTTCAAACTTCTCAGATTCTTTTGCTATCTCTTTTACAAAATCCTCAAAGACAAGTTCTTGTCCATATAGTATTTTAAAAGTGATAACTCTATGGTCAGGGAATACTGCGTGCCATAAACAACAATAATAGGAAGGTTTGTAACCCCAGTCTATTGAAGCAAAAATTTCTACGTGGCCTGCAAGTCTCTCTAAGTCTTGTGCTATAGATTGTGGTGGAAGTAATTGCTCTGGCTTTAAATCGAAATATCTTCCAGCTACTACATCCCAGTTACCATACATATCCATCTGCTTTTGATGTTCAGATAAAGACTCAAGGTTAGCTACATAAGAAGCATTTAGATAAGGGTTATCCATATAGGATGCTGGTATGAATCTAACAAATCTCTTTATCCAATGACCGTCTCTAGGGTCTTGAACAAATTCAATATGGTCTTTAGTTTGGATAGGTGTTTTATGCTCATCATATTTTACTACTGTTGTATCGATAAATCTTTCTTTTACCCACTTATGTCCTATACCACCAGGGTTACATCCAAACACAACCTTAGTTGGAATCTGAATAGGTTTACCTGTATATTTATTTAATACCGTGGCGGAACGTACGCAGGTTAATAGATAATCAACTGTACGTTTTTCTTGTTTAGTTACTTCATCGATAGCTAAGTAATGGAATTCCCATCCTTGCTTTGCTTTAGCTTCTTGATAGTTTGCAACACGCTGCAAGGTAATGTAGCTACCATTAGGGAAAACTATAGAACGTGAAGGATACCAAGAACTAGATTTCTCTTTGTACTCATATATCTTTATACCATTAACTTCTGGTGGAAATAATGTTGGTAGTTTATCCAAGAAAGACTGCTTAACAGCATCTAGGGTTTCACGTAGGATACAACATTTTGCACCAGGATAAGTTTGACAAAACATAAAAGCATCGGCAAGGATGCCAGCAGATTTGCCAGCACCTCTTGCACCGCCATAACATATAATCCAAATATCATCGTAAGATACAGGAGCGTTATGTAATAATATTTGTTTTGGAGTAGGCTTATAGTTAGGAGTTATAACTATTGTTTGTGCCATTATTTATTGCCTCCTTTAAATGGATTGTACCCTCTATCTTTCTTTGTATAGGATGTACCATCTTTGTAATGTTGAGTTTCAGTACCCCAAATATCTTTTGAAGTACCATAGTCAACAATGTTACGCATTCTTTCATAAGCATCTTGTTGCTGCTTTTGATAATTACTATAAGATTTATTGTAATTATTTAAGAATCTAGCTTGACTAATATAATTATTTCGATTTGAGTTGTAATTATAATAAGTTGGAGTATTGTAAGCCATACTTTTTAATATAGAAGCTACATTTCTAGAACTATAAGAAGCGTTAGAATTTAGATATTCTTTGTGAGCTTTATTATTAACATCGGTTAATATATCTTCCAAGTAAGGATAATTTTCTTCTTCGTATAGTAATGCAGTTTTGATTGTAGCTTTTTCACTACTATCAAGTGAATCTATAAATGCATTATAATTTCTAAGAGTTAATAATCTTTCTCTTAAAGATATAGAGTTTAAAGCTTTTTGAATATCTGAATAAGAACTTCCTTTAGATATAGCTCTCTGAATTGTATAATATACATCTGCAGATGAGTTAGAAGTTTCTACTGCTTTTCTTAATTCAGATTTTAAATCTTTATTAGTTGATGTAGTAGCAGAAGTAATTGATGAATTACCATATACTGTATCTAAATAATTATAAACTAATTCAAAAGCTTTCTTATAGTTTCTTACTTCTGATTTGTTTGTTTTTAAATTAGAATATTTTTTGCTAAATGCATACGACATAGCATTACGTAATCTAGCTACACTTGACTCATTTAAATCATTATTAGCATTATGAGCTTGTAAGTAATCTATAAATGCATTAGCTTGAGTAGAACCTAAATTGTAACCAAGTATCTTTCTACCATAGTTTTCGAAGAAGTTATTACCTGGTACGTACCAAGAAGCAGATTGTAATGCAGTGTTACCTGGGATAGATTCAACTGTATCTTTAATTACAAAAGGTACGTGACCCCAAGTGTGAGATACTAATTGATTCTTTAATGTAGTCATAAATTTTTGACCATCATTAAATGCTGGAATAAAGTCTGCTACATAGCTGTTGAATAAACCAGATGCTGGTCCTCTATTCTGAGCCGTTGTAGTTACTTCTTCACCTTTTAATGCTGATTCAAATAACTTTACACAGCCACCACGGAATAATATATTCTGTGCATTCTCCTCTTCTTCTTCAGTTATCTCATCGTCCTTACCTGTTAATTTCTTTTTAAGATATTCTTGAGTATTTTGAGATAATAAGATTTGAATTGCAAGTAAAATAGTTTGAGTTATTAATACACTCTTTGCTTGATTTAATAAGTAGTTTACGTCTGTAGAATCAGATTCCATAAATGCATAGCCTAGAGATTGAAGTCTATTCTTACCCCAACGCATTAAAGCCATAGGGAATGTTAAGAACATTGTATTATAATTCTCGTTTAACCATCTAGCTGCATAAGGCATATTACCTTCGATACCATTATGCTCTGCTATGATTTGTACAGCTTGTGCATCTAGGTCTGCCACATTCTTAGCGTTTTCACCGAACTCTTTATAATAAGGAGTTTTTTCAGGATTATCAATATAAGACTTGATACCAGTAGCTTTATCTCCTTCAACACCTACTATTGAATCATATAGATGATAAGCAACACCAGTTTTGTTTTTAGCAATCTTATAATTAATATCAGCACTATTAACTAGGTTCATAAAGTAAGCGAATCTAGGAATTAAATTTCCTGCTTGATACATTGTATTAACTAATTTTAAGTATTGTTTAATACCTGGAATATTTGTTACGGATATTCTTTCGCCACGAACTGTTGCATTCTTAATATCTAAATTACCTTGAGCAGATAAGAATCTTAAAAGAAGTTTCATATTATCATCTTTTGCAATATCATCCTCTGTTAAGTAATCACCACCTTGTATGAATTTAGTTACTGTTGAAATAGCAGTAGGCATATATTTAAATGTTTCTACATCTGCTGAACCAGTTACTCCTATATCAAACATAGGGAAGTTAATCATTCTGTCTAATAACTGGACAGGTGAAGACATTACTAATGTTGTAGCTATTGCTTTTGCTTTTTTAATAGCCTCACTCACTTGAGAATGAATACGTTTAGTAAATACTTTCTTTTCTAGTTGGTCTGCTACTGATGAATCCATTAAGTATACATTACCTTCTAATGCTTGTTTAGCAATGTAAGTTGATAGATAATCTCTGTTATCTAAATCTCTTGAAGCTAAATGTAAGAAGTCTTCAAAAATGTGCCAACTTGAATAATCATTAATTAACTTACCTCTATTAACTTTTTGACCATATCTATCAACTAATACTTTACCATTTGATTCTAACTTTAATAAAGAATTGTTAATATCTTTTAATAATGTTTTATTTGAATCAAGTTCTTCCATCATATTAACTAATACAGAAGTCATACTTAATAGTATTTCATTAGTTTTAGAAGCAGTCTTATAAATATTCTTTTGAGAATCATTAGCATTAATTAATCTTTGATATAGTTCTTGAGTATAATCTGCCGAACCTAATCCAGCCATACCTAATTTTTCTTTATTCTCAACGTTAATTCTGTATAAGTATTTAAATAAATCATATATAGAAGATTCATCTGCATAGTCTCCTACATCATACATATCGATTCCAGCTAAAGAGCATTGTTGAACTAATGTGTCGTATGTAGCTCTATTGTTATTTTCTCTATCATTACCAGGTTCTGATATATAAGTCTCGAAATACTTATCAAGTGTTTGTTGTAAAGTGTCCATAGCTATATTAAATGTATCAACATTTTGCATATAACCAGCTGACTTCATATACTTAGCAAGACTGTCTGTTGTTTTAGCAGCTGCTAATTGTGAAGCTATCTTCTCAACCATAGGAACATAACCGTAATCTTTTGAATGGAAGATAGAAGCTAACTTAGATTCAGGCATTTTTTCTAAATCAAAGTTTAACCCCTTAATGAAATCATTTTTTACAAATGTTTTTATTTGTACATTTTTATAACCTAGTAAGTGTGGTCTAGTGCCATAATCTAAATCTGTAAACCAACCTAAGAATGCATAAGGGTCTTGTGCTCTTGTTTCTAGCATAAGTCTCTTATTTATTCTGCTTGCTGCTTTTACTAAGATAGATAATGTTGGATGACTCTTTAGTATTTCTTGTTGCTTATTTCTTAGAGAATTTATATCTCCATCAATAAGTCTATTAACTTCATTTAAATACTCGGTATATTTGTCTCTACCTAAAGTCTTTACCCAGACATCTTGTCTATAAGTTAATTCATCATAAGCTTCAATTAATTCTTCAGCATTCATATACTGATTTAATAACATATAGGAAGCTTTGTTGTGCTTAGCATTATACATTAATAAGGCATAATCATCACCAAGTAATTGGTCTTTTACATCAGCGAATTTATTTCTGGCATTGATTGTTTGATTACCTAAAGATATATCTCTATTATCTGAAGATTTGAAACCCCAGCTTCTAAGCCAAGAGTTTACTAGCTTAACACCATTATCATCTGAATAGAATTCAGCAACGTGTAGTACATCATTATTATCTCTTCTTATAGCTCTTAGTAAGGAGAATGGGTCGCCTTGGACAGGAGTAGTATTATAGTTTTCATACTCTGTCTTAATGTCATACTCTTTACAAAGCTCATTTAAGAAAGACATTATTTTAGAATTACCTGTTTTAGAAATTAAGTCTGCCACTGCTAATTGGTCTGTTAAACCTAAAGTTTCATAATCTTCTTTAGTTAGCTGGTCAGTAATCTCTTTATGCTTTTCTAATAGTAACTTAACTTGCTTAGGAGATTTAGAGTTTTGAATGATTCTCTGTTCCTCTTCTTCCATTGTTAAATGGCTAAGCATATTAGTTTCCTTATTTACTTCTGGTTTGAATGTTTTAGTACCTATTCTTAGCTGACCTTCTTCATTCATTGTAGGATATTTTTGATGTAATGAGTCAACGAATCTATTAGAGAATAGGTTTGTAGCATCATATATCTGTGAATCAGTTCCTTCTGAGAAGAAAGGTAGCATAAATCTAGCTTGATTATAAGCAGCTGCATCTTGATATAAATTGTTATTTAATAATATATCTGCGTTAGCATTAGTTAATGAATCTTTATAACTATCACTTAAAACACTTTTAGATAATAAAGGTATTAATCTTTGATTATCTCTTACCTCATTATATTGAGAAGAAGGCTCTTTGTTACCTGCCTTTTTAGATGATTGTTTTTCTTCATCATAAGGGTCTAAGGCTAAGCTCTCTCTAGCATCAGTAAACTTATAGCCATTATATAAAGTACCTAGTGAGCCATCTGCTATATTTATTATATCTTCATCAGCTGCAGATTTTAATGTTGCAAGATTTAAGAAGCCTCCGTTTTCTTCAAGAATAGTTCTTAATAAAGAAATTTTTGAAACATAAGAAGTATTAGTATCGTGAGTACTACCTTCGTGTCTAGCTAAGTAATCAGCATTATCAGAATAGTTTCTAACATTAGATACTCTCACATTGTCTGAAGGTTTTTGATGCTTTTTAATTATAGGATTATTAACATCCTCATTAAAGAATGTAGCATACCTATTGACTAATTGGTCATTCATTTCTTCACTAAATGCAACTCTACCTAATAAATTTTTCTTAGAAGTTGAATTAAGTCTAAGAGCTAGTTTTTCAAACTCTTCTTTTGATAATTGGTCACAGATATGAGCTTCAAGGTCTTCACCAAAATCTCCACCTAAATCACCTGCAGAATAAATACATTCTAAGGCGGCCTCTATTGTAGGAACTGATGTATTACCAAGAATCTCCATACATACTCTTTGTCTCTTATCTTCTGATAAAGCATCTAGTAAGTAAGCTATTCTTAGTAGTCTTACATTTCTTGCACCATTACCATCCATATAAGAGGATTCTAAATTATGATAATGTAATCTATCTTTTAATTCATTATAGCCTTGAGGGTCGAATTCCCATTTGTTATTATCAGCATCGAATCTTAAGAACATATTACCATAACTGAATAGAGAACCTGTACCGTGGGCACCTTGAACTATACCGATTGTATCTATGTAACGTTCGCTTGCTCTATCTTGCGCATCTAAATTTAAAGCATTAAGAATTGCTAAGTCGTTTACTTTTATTATTCTATATCTACCATCAGTAGTTGTAAGTACTTCTTCGTAATCTAGATTATAATCACTATTAATATCTTTGAATAAGCTGGCACTGATAGCTAAGTCTGGTCTAATAGCTTTAGTTCTGTCTTTAGCAGTAGCAACTACATCTTTATTCTTTTTAGATTCTTTTACTGATATAGTATTCTCTCCTCTGCCTTCTAGATTTAAACCATTCATTACTGTACCTTTTAAAGCTTTTGAACCTACCATACCTAGTTTAATTTCATTTGTTTCTAGCATAGCGTATAGTGGCGTTCTGTTTAAAAGAATTAATTTAGCGTGGTTTAAAGTTGAAGGAGATAAATTGTTTAAATTATTTAATAGAGAATTACCCACTGAATCTACAAAGCCTGCTATTTGATAAGGCTTATTATCAAAGTTTGTATTAAGTGCTCTACTTATATCCTCACTCTTGATAATAGAATTTCCACGTGTATTCTTAATTAGATTTAATAGATTATCTTTTTGCTTTTTAGTTAATCCAGAGAAATTTATTTCTACAGGTTTAGTAAATGATAAAGAGTTCTGACCATTATTGAATAAAGCAATAGTATCTGTTAATGAACCATCTTCAGATATATCAATAGCAACATAAGCTGAACCTAAACCTAGAAGCTTATTGCTCTTACCTTTTAAAGAAGTGATAGTATCTCTTGTAAGAATTTCTGCACCATCTCTATACTCAAAGTTTGCATTTTTATTATCACCTCTGAATATAAAGTTAAGATATAAATCTTGTAAAGTTCCTGAGTCATTACTTATAGTATTTATATATCCTTTTCTTTGTTCATCATCAAATAGTTTATTAAATAGATAAGTATCTTCAACAAGAATATCTATACCATTGTTAAGCTTATCACCTTCTGGTTTTTGAAGAACTTCTGAAGAGAATCCTCTAGGGTCTTTATCAGATATGTATCCTTCATTATACATAAAGGAATGAAGTGCTTTATACTTTTGGTAATCTTCTTCATTACCTACTGCTAAAACTTTTGGTAATAAAGCATTTAATACATCATTATATTCTTTTGAAGTTATTATATTTTGCTGAATAGCATTACTTAAATTAGATAATCTTCTTACAACTATGTTATAAGTTTGAGCATCTTTAACCCCTAACTTATGCTGTTCTTCAACGTATGTTATTATTTCTTTGTCAACATATTCTTTAGCCCAGTCAACCATATCTTTACCTATTAAAGATGATAAAGAATCTAGATATTTGTTTATCTTTACAGAGCTTAATGAGTTACCTTCTTTAGCAAGTAAGTTACTAAATAAATGTAAGTCATCTTCTTTTAAAGAGAATGTTGAATTGTAGAATAATCTATAAGCCTCATTCATATCAACAGAACCTTTTTGCCATTTATAGTTCTTTGCCAACTGGCCATTTTCTGGAGCATCCATACCACTATTAGAAAGGTTATCTAGCATATAGAATTTTCTAGTTGCTTTTAATCTCATAGTAGTATCTCTATCCTCACGATAGAATGGATTGTCAGAAAGAACTGTTGTACCTTTTGAAGTTTTAATTATTCTTACACCAAAGTTTTCGAGGAATGAATCTCTTAATGTTTCTCTATCTTCAATAGAAAGTTGATTATATTCTTTTGAAGTAACTATTGTATCAAAGGCTTTATAATATTCCTGTTTAAATTTATCTATTAATGTGGCATCACCTAAGAATATAGGAAGGTCTTTAACTTTAGTTGCTTTACCTGTACTATCTCTAGATAATTCAATGTTAGCAAATATAGCCTTAAAAGCACTTTGGACGTTACTGCTTAAGAATACATCTCTAGCTAAATTTCTATATTTTTCTTCTAATAAGATTTGATTAGTAAGCGTTAATTTATTATCCTTCTTAAATAGATTATAGAATAATTCTGTCTGTTTGTTTTGAAGCTCAAATAATCTCTTAGCTTCTTTAGTATTAGTTATTTGAGAAGGATGAGAGAAGAAATATTGGTCTCCATCGAAGTCTCCATTAAAGAAGTTATCGGCAGTTGTGGTTGTCATAGAGAATGTATCACCATCAACAACTTTAACTTTCATAAGTTGAATAGGAGTTTCTTGCTGTAATGGTTGTCTCCATACTAAAGTATAGAAAGTGTTTTGATTGTTATCATCATAGTCAACAACTTGCTTACCATTACTATCTGTTTTATATGTGGCTTTATACATACCAAATAAATCTTTAAATGCTTTCTTAGAAGTAAGAAGCTTTTCGCCTATATATAAAGTACCATATTCACCAGTCATTGTCTTCTTATATCTTTCGTGACCCATTGACCATAAAGCAGTTTTAGTTCTTAAGTTACCTGTAAATAAACCCTTACTAGAAGTAAATGCCTCAATCATTCCTTTTTTATAAGTATCTGCTTTATCTATTAAGGTATGTCTTATTCCATTGTAAGTATTATCTTTTATTATTTGCTCGTGAGTTCTCTTACCTGCATTTGTTCTACCATATACACTTAGTAAATCATTGAATAAGGCAGCTCTTAATTTATCGGAGAATGTTTTTGAAACAACTTCATCTGATGCTGTAGCGTCAGAATCTTGAACATTAATACCTAATACATTAGCCAAAGGTCTAGCAATTTGGATATAAAAATCTTGGTTAGTTACTGTATGCTTATAATCTTTCAATGAAAGCAAATCAGTTGATTCATCTCTTAACATTGAATATATATCTCTTAAGGCTTCAGATGTATTATTATCTAAATTAAACTTTGAATCTATTACAGCCTGTGTTAAAGTTTTCTCATTTTGCTTAAAGTCATTTCTTTTACTACGTCTTGCATCTAAGTCTGTAATTTCAAAAGTTGTTTTAGCTTCAGCAATATATCTTGCTATAGTCTGTGCATCTTCTGAATAGAAGGACTTTGTTTTATTTCTGTTTGAAATATATTTTGGATTATAAGGATTTTTTGTATCCTCTTTATATAGTCTTGCGGCTTCGGCTAATATAGAAGTCATATACTTTAAAGCGGTTTTTAAATTTTCTACACCTTTAATATCAGATGTTCTAAATTTGTTAGTTACAGGGTCTCTTTCCAATACAGCAGAGAAACCTTCATTTAAATCATATCTTTCGTTTACAATGCCTAGAAGAATGTTTCTAACTTCTGTTCTATGTTTTTTATTCTTAATAGAAGCAAAGTAAGTTGAATTATAACTTGAATCATAAATATCTAGGAAGTTATTTCTAACTTTCTCTAAATCTTTAAATTCCATTCTTCTCCATACGTGTTCGAATGTTAATTTATAAGCATCCATAACAGATTTTATAGCTTCATTACTTCTTGTAAAAACTGAAGTATCTATATCTATTTTAGATACAATATCTTTTAAGTTATCTGTTATATCTTTTAACTCATTAAATTTAACAGCTTTCAAAGTATTCTTGAAATCATCAGACCAATTTCTGTAATCTACATCTTCACCAAATAATTCTGCAATGTCAGATAAAGGCTTTAAGTATAAGTTATCTATATTAATTTTGTTATTAATTATTTTAACAAATAACTCATATTCATCTAAACTATCAGATACTGCATCGTGTTCTAAAAGAGAGTTATTTAAATTAATCTTACCTTCTCTACGCATTGAATCCATTGAATAAGAAGTCATATCTTCTGTAGTACGTGACCACACTTTGTAAGCTACATCATTTAATATATCTAGCTCATCTACATCATTAAAGAAAGCATCACCTAACCAGTGTCTTATTAAGTTGTTATCACTTATTTCTTCTCTATTATCATTCTTACCACCGTAAGACATAATTACAGATACATCATTATCATTTATAATTTTAGCAAATGTAGTATAAGCTAATCTAACATCATCCTCTAATGTAGAATTAGGACCACCATCGATTATATGGTAAATAACATTTGTTTTTGAGTCTACATAAGTATCTTTACCACTTGTACAAGCTTTTATCTTTGCATCATAAGAATCTTTAGCTTCAACATATAATTTATTTTTGTTGTTCATAATATTCTTTTTAATTAAAATATTATGCTTCTCTAAATTATTTAATGTATCGCTATCAATAATTCTAGCTTTATCTTTATCATTAACAGCTTTACGTAAGCATAAGCCTATTTGATATACATCTGTAAAACTATTTTTCTTATCTTTTTCTGGTATAAACCATTCAGCATCATAAACAACGTGATTTGTATCTGATACTACATTTGTGGCAGTAATGTTTTTACTTTTATTCTTAGGAGAATGAACCCAGTCATTTGATAATTCGTTATTAATAGTAGGTCTTATACTTTCTGAAATATCAAATAACGTTTTATTTTTTGAGCTCATATTAAGAATAGCATATAAATCAAAACCATCTTTTCTATCTAATAATAATTTTTGAATTAGATATACTTGAGTATCCTTATCTAATGATTTAATATTTTGCTTTGCATAATCTATTATATCTGTATCATTAGATTTGATAGAATCTATTATAGCTTCTACACGTTCTGTATTATTAGATATTTCTTTTTGAGTTATGCCTTTTTTTAATTGAGTTTCTCTATAAGCAGCCTCTATTTCAATTTCATTATTCTTTAAAGCTGCTATATCTTGAGCTTTTAATACCCTATTAGTTATTCCCCAAGCTATTGCATCTGAGAAAATTTTGAATTGTACTGAAGGAACTTTACCTTTATAGCTGTCAATGAATTCTGCTAGAGTATCTTGTATCCATTGGTCGTTTAAAGAAGATGGGTTGCCTACATATAAACTCTCTACTGTAGGATACAATAAGTCTGCAACAGAATCTGATACGCCTAATGTACGTAGAGAATCAACAACATTTCTCCATACATCATAAGTTGTTACTGCGTGAACATTATAATATGAATCTAATAAATTCATTAAATCATTTTCACCAGGAACATTAAGTACAAATCCATCTCTAGCTATAATTGCTTTTTTAACCATATTTTCTCTTAAGCTCTTTTGAACATTGATATCATTTAAATATAGAAGTCTTGTTGTTTCGTTATAACCATCAGGACTTTCTAAGAAAGCATTTTTTGAAGAAGATAATAAGAAATAATGGGTAGGATTATTAGCTATATCTTCGTTTATTGTTTTTAAAGTTATATCATTAACATCAGAATCACCAGTCTTTAAGCCTAAGAAATATCTATATAAACTTTGTTCTGTATCTGATGATGAAGTTCTTAAAGGAACTATTGAGTATTCGTTAGTTTCTTTATTCCATTTTAGAATAAGGGATGATGCGAACTCTGCTTGGTAGTCAGCACCAGTAGTTAATAGATTTGCTTTTAAACCTAACTCCATTAATATATCTAAAGGAATTTTTTGAATCTCAGGCACACCTAAATCTTGCAATAATAGTTTAGTGTTTTCTGTAAAAGCAAGAACACTTACTAATGCATTAACTATAGCTTCATCACTATCCATATTATAAACCATAGTTGAACCTGGTTTATCGGAATTTTTACATACTGTTGCATTTAATAATTTGATTAAGCTGTGTTTGAAAGGAGTTTCTACAACACTATCATTTGGATTAATACTAGATAACTTAATGAATGGTGCAACGTCAACTTTATTATTTTCTGCTGCCACTATATAATCTGTTATTCTTTGTAATTGTGCATTCGATAGTTTACCAGTACCATTACTTAAGAAACCAGCTTTTGGTTCTACACCTACTCTTGGAGCACTTACAGCATTTTTTTCAAATATAACTCTTGCAGGTTTAACATCTACATCTTTAGTAGGATTTATTTTAGTCATTAAATCTATTTTAGTATTTAATAATGTTATTAAATCGTTTAACTTTTTAATATCATCATCACTAAAATTATATTCTGTTGGATTTGCGATAATAGCATTTAAGAATGTAAAGAATGCTTCTCGTTGCTTCTTTGATGAACGCATTAAGTATTCCATAGGAATAGACAATGAACCTCCAGAATTTTCGCAGAATAATGCTAAGCAAGAAATTAAATTATCTGGTTGAACTAAATCAATGGGTTCTGATAATCTAGTAATTAAATAATCTTCAGAGTTTCTTAGTACATCTAATAATTTAGCTATAGTTTCCTTTTTAATATCTAATGATACGTTGTTAGATGAGTTAAGTTTTTCAACGTCAAGTGAAGTGAAATTATTTTTTGTATCTACATTATCTGTATCAGTAGCTTGCTCTGGAAAGATATTTTCTGAATTAGTTATACCTTCGTTTAAAGCTTTAAGTAATTTATTAACATCATCTTCTGTTATAGTATAGTTCTTATTTAATAAGTAGCTGAATTTGTATTCATCTAAACTTGAACCATCATTTAATAATGAACCTAGTATCTTATAAATTCTAGGATTAGCTAAATCAATTAAGTCTGCATCTTGGCCTAGATAACTAATAGCATAATCTGAATAAGCTTTTGAAAGTCCTAATTCATATTTTAGACAAGCTAAATAATAATTATTTTTTATATCACCCAAATCTTGTAGAATATTTCCTACATTCTTATTAGAGTGTGCTAAACAGAAATCTGAATATTCTTTAGAATCAAAACTATATATTTCATCTTTAGGGATAGGTTGGAAGTTAATAAAATCATCAATAGTTTTTAATCCTTCAATCTTTAAATTAGCTAACTCGGAAAACAAAGTTTCATTACTTATATATTCATAAGCTCTAAACTCTGTATTCTTAATTGATTTATCATTATTCCAAACAACAGGTAAGACTTGTCTTATATCAAAGCCTTCTTCATTAACATAAGCCAAGAACTCTTCTGCAGATTTATAAGTAGGCTCTAGTCTAAATGTATCTCCTTCAGGTTCACCCATTATTTTAAAGAAACCTTTACCATCCTCATACATCTCTTTGAATGTGTCTTGCTCAGCTTTAGGTATTGTTACTTGAATAGTTTGAGCTTGTTTACCTGTTAAGTTGTTTAAGTATTCAGCAGTCTTTTCTGCTAATCTAACTATTGTAAATGATTTAAAAGATTTTGAATCTAAAGATAAGTTATCATCTTTAACATCTATACCTAATCCTCTATACTTATTTATATATTGTAATGTCTGTGCACCACCACTTAATGTACCTTTTTCAGAACGTGCTTGTTCAGTATTACCAAAAGCATTTACGAAAGTGTATGCTTTGTTAGGGTCAGTTTTTTTATAAATAATACTGTAATAAGGAATTGCTTTACCATCTTCATCAAGAAGCTGTATATTAGTATCATCATTAAATTTTGTTATTCCCGAGAATAAATTGAATAGAACATTGGTGTAGTTCTTTTTAATCTTCTCACCTAATATTGGCTTTGCAATACCATACTTTGTTTTATATAATCTTGCAGCACGATAGAATTTTTCTGCTGCTAAAGTTGAATTAATGTTATGAGTATCTACTGTTTTGAAATTTAATCCTTCTATTTCAGATATGCCGTTTCTTGCAGCATCAACATCAAAGTTATCATAACCACAAGAAGTTAAGAAAACTTTTAAACTATTCATAGATGCAGCGTTATCTACGTTATATCTTAATATGAAATTACCAGAAGCTAAACAATCAGAAAGTAAAACTTTATAAGCTTTATATTGTGAATAAGTAGCATTTGAAGAATGTCCTGCTAATAAATTTTTAAATTCTTTAGCAAGTTCTTCAGATTTAATTTTTGCTTCTGCACCCATCTTTGTAGCTAGGTCACTACTATTTAAGAAAGACTTTAAAGCTATTCTTAAATTAGCTGGTAAGAAGTTTAGCATATCTATCTCAATAACATTTTGTTTTGGGGTAACTGTAGTATCCCTCCAGTAATAGTCTATACCATCTTGTAATAGTTCCATCTTACTTTCTATAGCATCATCTACTATAGATTCTACAAGAACAGATGCAGCTTTATTACTTTTATAAATTAAATCCCCAATACTCTCTGTTGTGCCATCAGCATTATGTACCATTAAAGTACTGAAAGGTCTCTTGTAATTTTTAGCTGTTGGGTCTGATATGCTAAGCATATGAATATTTAAATCTTTGTCGGTAGCTATTTTGTATAGTCTACTGATATATTGGAACTCAACAGAGTTAGGGTCTTTAATCACGTTATTGTATAAAGAATCTAAGTAAGTTTCAGTATCATAGAAAGAAGCTTCCACGAAATCATTCTTACTTAAATCATTTCTGAATTTATTTATTAATGTTAAGCCTAACAAGAAATTATAATCTGTCTTTCTAACACCTTTTGCGTTAGTAATAAATAAATGACCAAAGTCTTCTAACTTTAAGTCAGGAGCGAAATTTTTAATATTATATCCAGGTGCGGAATTTTTGGCATTATAATCATTAATAAAATCTGTAGGATTTTTTAAGAAGTCTTTAAAATCAGAAGTATTTAATGCTTCTAAGAAGTATGATACTTTTTTAAAGCTATCAAAAGAGTTTTTATAGCTATCAAAAGAGTTGAAATATCTAATTAAGAATTGTTTTGATAACTCAAAAGGATTATCTTTAACAATTTGAATACTCATCAAATCTTCATCTAAGAATTTTTTAAGAAGCGTCTTTAGCTCTTCCTGATTTTGGATGTTTTTGTCTGACAGTCTTAATAAGTTTTTTGATAGGGCTTCCAAATGACTGTCTCTTTTTTGGGACCCTTGCCAAAAATTTTCAAGTGTACTCTCTTTTAATAATCTTTTGATTGTGTCAGGTAACATACCATCTGCATCTAAAGAATCGGTTAAGTCTTGATTATTTTTTAATGTGTTAACACAATCTTTAAGCTTAGATATTTCATTAGCTGATAAATCAGTTTTAGTATTTTCTGCATAGTCGTTTAAGATTTTTAGAGTACCCTCAATCTTGTCTATAGTATTAACATAGTCTAAAATTTCTTGAGCAATCTTAGCAATATTATTAGCTGAAGCATTACCATTTTTACCAGAAGAATTCTCTGTAATAATTTTATTTAATAAGGCATACTCACCTTTTTCTCCAAAGACACCAGCTTTAACAAATGTTAATAATTGCTTTCTAGTTAATACAGAATCAGAAGGCTCTTTACCATCAACCATATTAAATTTACATCTACTTAATATAGCCATAACAGCTTTAGGTAGATTCTCTTCTATAGCTAATCTTCTCTCCTCTTCGTTATCTGAGTTAAATAGTTTTAAGAAATCATAGAATGGGTCCATTGCTTTTTCTTCTGTAAGTAATGCACCTAATTGTGCTAGATATTTTACAGCTGATTCATTATTTACTACACCATCAGCTGCTTGTTTGAATAAACCGTATGTTGAGTATAAGATACCTTGAAGTGCCATAAGTCTATTAGCAACATCACCATAACTTGTACCTGTATCGATGTTGCCACTTATCTTACTTGGTATCAAATAAATATTGATATATTCTTGTTCATTAGAACCATTAGTGTTACCTGTAGCTACTCTTAACTTTAGAATTAAAGGTTCATCATAATCAACAACATTTAATTCATTTAAGTCTGAATTTTCAAACATATATGCAACTGAGTCTATAACGTCCATAAATGTTTTTAAATATTTATTATTAGAAATATCTGCTAATAATTGATTGTTCTTTGAATTATCTAATTCAAGAGCATACCAAGGAGCCATATTAGCTGTATTAATAGTTAAAGTACCATCGTTATTTTTAACTACATCAATAAGATGATATCTATTGCATAGAGCTTCAATAACAGCCTTGTTCTTATCGTAGTTACTTAATAACTTAATAAGAATATTATCTCCTGTAGCTGTGCTATCCAATTTATATGTTTTAATTTTAGTATTGTCTTTATCATCATAAACTGGAACCATTGTATAAGAAACATCTGCTGTAGCTGATGAAGTAGATAAAGAATGGAACTTAAAGTATTCAGAATTTAAATATGTCTCTAATTCTGCTAACTCTTTGTTTCTTAATTCTTCATTACCTTCTGTAGTTATATCAGTTAGCATTTCAAATCTTTTAGCTATAAAAGTATTTACTATTTTTTGATATCTTTCTTCTAGATGAACACCAGAAGTTTTGAAAGTTGTTTCGGCAATTAATTGGTTTACATATTTTAAAGATACTTCATTTGCTTTAGTCATAACAAATCTAGCACCTTTAAGGAAGATTTTAGCTACCTGCTCTTCTTTAGCTTTAAGCTCAGTGCTTCTCTTGGTCATTAAGTCTAAAGCAGCCTTATATGCTTTAGCTACATTAGCATCATTTTCTTTTTGAGCAGAGTAGAAGACTTTACCAGTAATTAAACCAATAGGCTTATCTGGATTGTTATCATTATAAGTTTTAATTAAGGCCTTTATTTGATTATATTCTGAAAGGGTTATATTAAAACTATCAAGAATTTCTTTCTTGTTAGCAGCAACTACATCTTCTGTAAATAAAGTATCCAAGTCTTGTGCAGCTTGAAGTAAGTTATCAATTCTAGAGTTAGAAGAATTGTTTAATGTTTCCATTGTTTTTTGCTTAACTCTATCTAAGGATTCTTGTATTTCAATAACATTAGAAACATTTGAATTCTTAGCTACTAAAGCTTCACTTAATGTATCTAATTGGTCTCCCAAAGAATTGGCACTAATATTAATCTGTCTTGCAATAGCTTCCACTCTATCATCATAAATAGAAGTACTTACTGGAGCACCATTTCTTCCACCCCAAGATACTAAGTTGTTATATGTAGCATATAAGTTACTTGCTATGAAAGCAGGGTTAACTATTGATTGCATAGCTGTAGCCCAAGATTCTTCTGAGCCTAATTTAGCATAAGGATTACTTGCTGCAGCTTGAACAGCGGAAGTAGTGATGTTTTCAAAAATATCAAAAGCAGCATCTATTCTACAATATGTTTTTAAATGCTGAGCATACCTATTGATGACATCTGCAGTGTTAGCATTTATGTTTTTTAATAAAGTATCAGAGTCTTTAACGAATCTAGATGTAGCACCTTGCGAACCTACAGCACGGAACATAGTTGAAATAACTAAATCTGTTCCTGCAACAAGCCAAGCTCTGCCAGCTATCTCACCATCACTTAAAGCTTTTACTTCCCCTTTAGTAGCATACTCTAAATATTGTAGAGCTTTGTTCTTGGCTTTTAATTGTGTTGTTACAGTAATATAATCTCTTACTGCTAATTCAGTTGCAGTTAAACTACTACGTACCCAAGCGTTAGCTGCAATCTTTTTTAAACCTGTACTTGAACTTCTTTGAGCTACTTTAGCTAATGTAGTATTTAATAATGTACCACCCTTAGCTTGAGAGATTGTGGTAGTGAAGCCACCTTTGCCTACAACTGCAGCAGCGACATTACGTCCTATATTTAATGCAGTAGCTCTCGCAGCACTAGCACCAAATTTTTTAGCACCTTCTTTTAAAGCTGTTTTAATAGCAGCATCTAGGGCAACATTCTTACTGATTTCTTTTGTTGCAGCTTTTAAAGCGTTATCCATAAAAGCTCTTTGTAAAGCTTTACTTGTGAATTTATCAGCAGCTTCTTTAGCAATATTTTCTGCAAAGGTAGTAGCTGTTTCTTGGGAAGTTATTTTAACTGCTCCTTGTAGACCTGCGTCCATACCAGCTTTTGCAGCTTCACCACTTGCTGATATTGCGTTACCTATACCATAAGTAAGTACTAATAATAGAACCATACCTGCGATTGTACCTACACCTTCAGCTACAGCGTTACCCCAGTCATCTCCGTTCCATTTATCCATAGAATCAAAGACTACTCTATCTTCATCTGCTATTGTTCTTTTCTTCCAAGCTTCATAATTAGCCATAGCATCTGTATTAATTAGTCCTGGGATTAATGCAAATAAATCTGCAAAGCCGATAAAGAATCCTGTGAATCCATCCCATAAAGAATCTAACCAACCATCAACAGCTTCGTGTACTTGTACTGAATGTACTGAACCATCATCATTATAAACAATAGAGCAGGTAGATGAACCAGTTCCTGATGAACCATCTACTGCATATAGTTTACCATCACTATGATAGTAATAGTCATACTTACCATCTCCGTCAATGTCTATCATTGGTGAGAATGCTGAGCCTAAGAAACCAGCTTGATAGTATGTCATAATCTTTTTAACATCATTATCGAAATATGGTTTTAATGCCTCAACTTGCTGTTTAAAAACATTTTGGAAACTTTCTTCTGATAATTCTGAACCAGTAGATAATCCTGCTAAAGTTGAACCTATATTTCTTGTAGCAGCAGATTGATACCAAGTTTCTGCGTGCCATAATTTTTCTGAATCTGTAATTAATTGTGATAAGAATGTATCACTATCAAGTGGGTTAGTAAAATCATTCTTCTTTGCTTTATTGTACCAATATAATGGAGAAGATAAATCAACGCCATCCTCTTTCATTAAATCTTTACCATAAGCTTGATATAAGAAATCTGATTTTGATATATTACCTTTCTTATATTCCATATAATAATTCATTCTTTTTTCTTCAGCTAATAACAGCTTAGCTTCTATCTCATAACCCTTAGGTATATATTTTGTTTTATTATAATAATCTGTATATGAATCAGTTTTACTTAAACCACATTTATGTTTTAATTCTGCATAGGCGGTTGAACCATATATATCTTTCCACAGTCTACCAGAAGTAATATATTCCTCGTCTTGACTAACATAATCTTCTGCTAAAGCTTTAGTAGTATTATATGTACCCGTATCTTCTTTTGTATCAGATAAATCAACTTTAGTTCTTGAACCTAACATTGAACGAATATCTGATTGTGAATACTCAGAAGTATCAATCATTGATACACCTGAATTAAAATTTAAAAAGCCTTGTTGTCTAGCAGCTTCCTCGTCTTTGTCAAGCTTGATAGAAAACTTTGGAGTAGACTGCTCTACTTCTGCAGGCTTCTGATTTGTCTTACCGATATTTAAATCTTCGGTATTCTCATAAAAAATGTTGTTGTTTTTATAATCTCTTTCCATTTTTGTGTAGACCCCTCTCTATTTATTTTGGATAAACGATTATCTATATTAATTATATCATAGACAAAAAAATAAGACAACGTTATCTGTTGCCTTATCTTTTTAATAGTGAGCAAAAAAGCTATTAAAGAATAATATGGTTGGAGAGGAGGGATTTGAACCCCCGTCCTCCTGGGTATGAGCCAAGCGAGCTAACCACTGCTCTACTCTCCGATGTAGGTACAGCCTTAGCTGTACTCTAGTATTATATAGCTTTAATCTTTCTTTTGCAATAGTGCAGTAATTTTTTCTGCCTCTTCTGGTGAACAACAGAATAAGAAATCCCCTATTAACTGAGTGAAGCAAGCGTACATCGTCATACTGTAGACAAGCTCAGGTGATTTACCAGCTAGCTTCTCCTTATTGAAATGACTTGTCTCTTTTTTAGAATCCTTCTCAAACTCTGAAAACGACCTTGCTATCATACTTGCTACATCAGCGTAGCTAAGCTTCTTATCCTTCTGTGATAGAAGGAACTCCATCATTCTGATGTTCAAGTCTTGGGTGCTCTTTATAACATCCTCTGGCTTTTGTGCGTTCATCTTTACTTTACTTCCTCCCAGTCTTCCTCTAGCATATCTGTCTGTGATGCTAACCACGGAACTCTGCAACCATTGTGGTACTTATCACCTACAGGGTAATTAAGGTACACATAAGGTAGAGTCATCTTAGAATGTACATCAGGTCTCTGTAGCTCTAGCCACATACCTTTGCCGTTCCAGCCGTGTCTTGCAACTTTTCCGCCTTGCTTTAGAAGTCTTAATGCCTCACCGAAATCCATTATAGGCTCACCTCCTTTGCTATCTGTTTATAAATCTCTATGACGGTTCTTAGCACTACACCCTCTGCAGGATGTGTGTAAATGAAAATAGTATTCGATAGACCTCTGTTGAATCTTCTAGCACTTGAATTATACTTCCTGATTAAAGTGTTTAAGTCTTCCTTCTCTGTCTGTTCAGCTCTTAGAATCTCGATGATAGCATTGTTTAAGCTTTCTTCTTCATCATCAATGACCACTGTGTAATCTGTTTTGACAAGTGGGTTTAATAATATATCTGTAACTTTAATTTTTACCATTTAAATAATCCTCTGGCTTTCCTTCAAGATGAATAATATATACTGCTTTCGTATCCTTCTTCCTAACCTCAAAATAATCTATCCAACCTTTTGCCATCCACTTATCCCTTGTAGAATATAAATGGTCTAGCCCAATGCCAAACTCATAGGTAGTGTGACCCATTCTATCCATCCACTTATCATAGTAGCTGAAATTATATAGAGCTTGAAGATAAGCCTCTTTACTATAATCAATAACCTCACCGTGTCTTGGATGATTAATGTTAGCTGTAAAATTCTGCAGCACTTCCCTCTCTTTAGCTACCCCTTCTTCCGTAGGCTCTATATGTACACATACTGCCATAACCCAAGGTAAGTCTACCTTATCCTTTAGGATAGTCTCTGCAAGGTACTTCTTATATTCCTCGAGCTTATCATTCAAACTCTTCTTGATGAACTTGAAACTGAAGCTACCATCACCATTATCTACCCTCTCATTATCATAACCAATCAGGTGTAATCTTTTGAAATCCTCTTCACTAATCTCTGTAATAAAATTATTCATACTCTTCCTCCTATTTATAACCTTTATGTTTTTCAAAAGCTTCTTTATCTCCCTTATTATACTCCTTGTAGAACCTTAGCACGAACTGCTCCCCATAGGCGTTACCACTCTTGCAGGTCACTGGAGTATTATGCTGCCAGTACTTGACTATCAACTCTGTAGGGTTATCCTCATACACAGGGTAAGCCTCGGCCCATCTTCTATAGATTGTGTTCTTACCTATACCAAACTGCTGAATCAGCTTCGTAACACTCTTAAACTTTATAGGTGCAAACATATCAGGCACTACAGGATAGGCTACAATAACAGGCTGGTTCACATCCACAGTGCATCTCACCTTGTAGGCGTTGCCTTTTGTAGTAGTGACGTACCAATCCTTATTGTCTCCAGCATCAGCTATCAGGTGTAGCTTATACATTGTGATACCCGTGGCCTCACTGCATCCTCTCATACCTTCATATGTCTTCTCCTCTAAGGTAGAAATGTCTGTTACAATAAATAATCTATTATTTAGTTTATACATTGTGTTACCCCCTTTGCAGTTCCTGGGCGTTTACCCCAGGGAGTTATCCTCTATACACTAAGAGTATAGCACGAATAATGACAAATGTCAAGGGGAATGACAAATGTTTTTGAGAAAGTTACCTAGGGGTGAATTGAAAAATCCTGAAAATTCTGTGACCCGTCCTAAAAATATATTATGTTGATGTTGTATCCCATTTAATATATATATTATGTTGAGTTGTGTTTATTATTTAGGGGGTGTACCTCTTATCTGAGCGACCCATTAAATATATACAAAACAAACCACAACCTAACAAAAAAAATATATTTAATACGAGTAAGGATAATAATATTCAACAACATAACAAATAAAAAACCCTAGGATATAATCCTATTAATATATAAATCTTTTCACCAGCTTACGCATTAGATTTGCGAGAAGGCCTAGTGCCGTCTGAACGTCTGATGAATGAGCGTAAGATAATGAAAGTGCTCGAGCAATAGAGCAGAATAAGAAAGTTTCTCTGAACACAGGAATGACATTGCGTGTGTCGAACCATATCGAGATGTCCCCTGGTTGTTCGCTAGAGAGACGATGGTCAAGATAAAGGCCGTGAAAAAACTCGTTACCCTACTGCTGGTGATAGAATCTGGTAATCTTATAAGAGAGATTAATTCTCTCTAGAAGGAGAACAAAAATATGAAATCTTATAAGATTGTATTAGATGCTTTTGGCGTAACCTGTTTCTATGAGGAATATGAAACAGAAGTTATACCAATGTTTCAAAATGCCAGAGATGGAGGAATTCATTACTTTATAGGTAATAAAAGGATTACTAGTAAAGTCTCTGAAGGCTTTGCATCTTACAAAGACATTTTGAGATGGGCTAAGAAAGAGAATGCTATAGTAGAGATACTATAGCTCTCTCTTATAAGGTTATCAGATTATTCTATGATTGCTTTATCTGTCCGCCACTGACGGACACTAAAGATATCAGTTTTATCTTATAGATATAATATTTACATTTATTTTGCGAGATGGTCGGCAGATTAGACCAGCCTTGAACATAACAAGGTGAGGAGGAACAAATATGACAAAACAAAACTTTTTATTAGATTTAACAATGTTAATCGGCGAATCATTCGCTCGCTATGTAGCTGCTCAGGCTAAGGCACCTAAGGGTGGTAAGCCTGCTTACGTTCGACCTGTATGTATGAAGGATTACTTCAATGATGAGTGTATCCCTAGTTCTCTAGATTACACTCCATCTGAAGATTGGATTGCAGTTAGTTACTTTAATGACAAGTACAGAATTACTTTCTATGGAACAGATGATTTCGACTTCACAGTAAGTGATAAGGATTATCGTAACTGTGTAGATATGTTCCTATATTATTTCTGGAACACATTTAGAGCCTAAGCTTTTAGCCTTATAAGGCCTAAAGAGTATTTGAATACTCAGCCGAGAGATTCACGGGCTTGATAAAAGTCCGTATCTCTAATTGAGTATTTAAGTACTCAATCTGAAACCCTAGTGTTTCAAAGTTATTACAGCAGGGTCTAGCTATGTATGTCTCTGAGAATGACAAATGTCTCCGAGATGTGCACGGACCCGACTGTTTTAATTTCGAACAAGCTAGGTTGCTTTTGCACTTTTTCTGGCAAAAACGAGGTTGCACTCTAACTAGACGAGTGCTAAATTTATTTTTTGTGTTGTTTTACTAATTGTTTAGTGTGGATTTTGTGTCGAGTGTGTTAGCATTTCGGTAAAAATCTATGAAAACAATTATGAAAATACACTGAAAAAATATTGAAACCTCATTTTTCCCTATGAAAACGCTTAATGCAACCTAGCTTGATTGATTTTGTAGCACTAGGGTCCGTTTTAAAAAAACTTTTTCTGTACATACTATTGTTACTTAGATTATTAAAACAATAGGGTATCATTATTTCTACAGGAAAAGTTTTTTGGATTCGGACCCGACTGCTTCATTATTCAAACACTAGGGTCCCTTATTTAGCTGGCGTAAACGGCCAGCCTTGGAAGCAGAGCCTGGGCTGCAGGCAAAAAAATATATTATAAAAATATGAGAGGAAAAGAAAATGAAAACATTAACACAAAAAGAATTGAATGTGCTTTTAGAGAAGCACGTAGAGTGGCTTAATAATATGCCAGATGGACAGCGTTTTAATTTAAAGAATGTAGACCTTAGTGGTCTTGATTTATCTAATGCTTCTTTATATAAGGCAGTATTACTTAATGCGGTTTTAAATAATACAAATTTAAAAGGTGCAGATTTAAGTTATGCTTATTTAAATATTTATTCTGCTAAATTTGCAGACTTTAGTAACGCAAATTTAAAAGGAGCTGATTTAACAAAGGCTGATTTAAATTATGCTATTTTAAAAGAAGCTAATTTATATCGTGCAAATTTAAGTTTGGCTGATTTTCAAAATGCAGATTTACAAGGTGCAGATTTAAATGATGCTTGTTTATTTAGAACAGATTTAAGAAAGGCAAACTTAAGTTACGCTTCTTTAATAAGTTCAAATTTAAGAGCCTTTTTAAATGGTGCAGATTTACAAGGTGCAGATTTACAAGGTGCAGATTTACACGATGCTTCATTAGATAAGAAGGAGGAGATACGCCGTGGCATAACTTTGGAAAAGTCTATGATAGGATATAAGAAGTGCTCTGGAAATCGCATAGTAAAATTACGTATTCCTAAAGGTGCGATTGTGTTCTCAATTAACAACACTGATTGTAGAACTAATAAAGTTAAAGTAATTAGTATCACCGATAGTGAAGGTAATTCTTATGAAGAAGCTATATCGGTTTATGATTCTAAATTTATTTATAAGGTAGGTGATGTTATAAAACCAGATAGTTTTAGTTTAATGTATAATGTTGATTGTACTTCGGGTATACATTTCTTTAAAACAAAAGAAGAAGCAGAAAAATATTATTTTTAAAAAGAAGAGGAGAAGAAAATAATGAAAGAATTAAAGATAACATTAAATGTAGGAAAAGAAGTATGGCACGCTTTTAAAGACAGAAGAGATGGACTTTGGTATTATTACACCAGAGATAATTTTGGTGGAGAAAAGTATTTCTTAACCGTTAGAGAGATAGCTGCTTTAGAAGATAAGTCTGTCTTAGACAGATTATATGATGCTATGAAGAGAAATGAAATAATAAGAGAATTTTAATTTAAGTTTGTGTTGAATGCAATAATTAAATATTCAACCGAGTAGTATGGGTTAGAAATAATCCATACTACTAATTGAGTATTTAATTACTCAAAGTATAATGGCAAGACTGCTAAACCAACGGTCATTATACTTAACAAAAAAATATAGCAGGCGAGGAGAAATTGTTATGAGAAAAATAACAAAGACAGAATTAAAAAGAATTTTAGCTAATCATCATAAGTGGTTAGCAGGTAAAGGAGGTGTTTGTGCTGACTTTACTAATGCAGATTTAAGAGGTATCGACTTAAGTCACGCTAATTTAAAAGGAGCTATTTTTATTGGCGCTGATTTAACTCAGGCTAATTTAAGTTGTGCAACTTTAATTAACTCTAATTTCTGGCACGCTAGATTAGTAGAAGCTGATTTAACAGATGTCAATTTAAGCAACGCCAATTTAAATGATGCTAATTTAGTAAGAGCAAAATTAAATTTTGCTTATTTTTCTAATGTAGATTTAAGTTATGTTTCCTTAAGTGAGGCTAGTTTAAGGCACGCTAACTTAAATCAAGTTAAATTGTTTAAAGCCAATTTAACTGGTGCTGACTTAACTTATGCTCATTTAATTCAGGCTAATTTAAGTGAGGCTTATTTAAATGATGCTAAGTTAAGTTATGCAGAATTAGAATCCGCTGATTTAACAAAGGCTAAATTAGTAGGTGCAGATTTAAGTCACTCTGACTTGATGCACGCTAATTTAACTGAGGCTGGTTTATTTAAGGCTAATTTAGCATCCGTTACTGCTAAGTACACGAACTTTAAGTGTACGGACTTGGCGAACACTTATTGTGAATGTGCTAATTTCTTTAGGTCTTACTTTGTTAAAGCTAATCTAAGGTATGCTGATTTAAGTTATGCTACTTTAAAAGGTGCAGATTTAGATGAGGCAGATTTTAATTATGCAACTTTAAACAGTACCTCCCTAGATGATAAGGAGAGTATTCGTCTCGGACTTATAGTAGATAATCCTATGACAGGTTATAAGAAATGTCTTAATGATTTAATTGTTGAACTTCGTATTCCTAAAGGAGCTGTTGTTTTTTCGATTAACAATGGTAAGTGCAGAACCAATAAGGCTGAAGTTATAAGTATTACTGATAATAATGGTAATACTTATGACCAGGCTCTTGCTTGGTATGATGGAAAATTTACATATAAGGTAGGTGATATAGTATGTCCTGATGAATTCGATTTAAGGTACAATGTAGAGTGTACCGCAGGTATTCATTTCTTCCGTACTAGAGAAGAAGCAGAAAATTATTAGAATAAAAAGAGAGGAAAATTATTATGAAAAAAATTACAAAGAAAGAAATTAAAAAGATTTTAGCTGACCATAAGAAGTGGTTAGCTGACCATTCAAAAGGTAAGTGTGCTGACTTCAGTGGTTTAGATTTATCTAATGCTGATTTTAGTAATTTAGATTTAAGTTATGCTAATTTTAGTAATGCTAATTTAACTAGCGCTAAATTTAGAGATGCTATTTTATATCATTCTAATTTACTTGCAACTTTAACTGCTGTTAATTTTACTAATGCTGATTTGCGTCAATCAGAATTACCTGATGAGTTACCTGATATAAGGTTTAACAATGCAAAGTTATGTGGTATTAATTTAGAAGGTGCACGTTTATACAATGTAGTTCTCGTTGACGCAGATTTATCTTTTGCTTGTTTAATAAACGCACAGTTAAGAAGCTGTAATTTATCTGGTGCTGATTTAACAGAAGCAAATTTATATGGTGTAGATTTTAGATTTGTTACTGCGCCTGATATTTGTTTATATAAAGTAGATTTAAATTTCGCTAAGTTAGTTCATACTGATTTATCTAGTGCTGTTTTAACTAACGCAGACTTAAGTTATGCATTTTTAAGAAGTGTAAATTTAAATTATGCAAATTTAAGTTATGCAAATTTAAGTCACACATATTTAAATGGAGTAGAATTTGATAATGCTAATTTAAACACTACTATTCTTGATGAAAAGGAAAAGATTCGTTTAGGTGTAATCCTAAAGAAATCTTTAATAGGATATAAATTTTGCAAGAATAATTTGATTGTCAAGCTTCGCATTCCTAAAGGAGCTATTGTTTTTTCGATTAACAATTCGAAATGTCGAACTAATAAGGCTAAGGTAATTAGTATTACTAGTCTTGATGGTAAACAAAATTATAAAAAGGCTACTTCATTTTTTGATGATACATTTATTTATGAAGTTGATAAAACTATTGAGGTAGATAATTTTGACCTGATGTATAATGTAGAGTGTGCATCAGGTATTCACTTCTTTAAAACTGAAGAAGAAGTTTTAAACTATACAAAAAGAGAGGAATAATAATATGGAAAAGAAAACTTTAAAAGATTTTGAAAAGACTACTGGTCTTACATTAGATGACCTTGTTAAAGGAATAGCTCAGGCTAACACTGAGACATTCTTTAACATTAACTCTTTGCTTGACGATACAAGCGAGGCTTGTTTCACTGTTTGTAAAGCTTATGCAATTTTATTCTCTACCTTAGAGAAGAACATAGGCTTTAATTTTTTAGGTTGCGTTATTGACATTTGTTTGCACCTTAAAAATCCTGAGGCAGCTGAAAAGTTTGAAGAAGTTCTTGCTTCTATCAAAGATGATTTGAATTTGGACGAAGAAGATGATTCTTCATTCGATGAATTCGAAGAGTTCTTTGAGAAGAATAAAGAAAATATTGTACAATAAGGAGAAGGTTTTTAAAATGAAAGATGAAACAATTTTAAGCATTATCAACAGTTGTATTGGTAATAAATGCTCCAACTGTGGAGAATGCTGTGTTGATTTTATACCTCTTACTAAGCGTGAGGTTAAGAATATTAAGGCTTACATTAAGAAGCATAATATCCAAGAGAACATTTATATTTCTGATGGCGAGTTTGATAATCGTTGTCCATTTTTTGTTAAGGATAGTTGCAAGCATTGCAGCATTTATCCTGTTAGACCTGAAATCTGTAAGAGATTTAAGTGTTGTCAATCTGCTCATACTATAGCTGACAATAAAGTCAGCCTTAGTTATGATGCTGATTACAACAGATTCAGAAACAATAGCTTCTGCGGAACTATGGTCAGTCTTCATAGTTTGTTCTATGATAATGGCCAGTATGAAGCAGAGGCTATCTTCTTAATGTGTAATTGTAACATCGAGCTATACAAGAAGTATGTTAGCATCGAGTGTTTAAATCATTACACATTTGAAAATCCTCAAGGAAAGGAGGTGAAATAGTATGCGATATAGTTTTGTAAGAGACTTATTAAAGGCTAATGATGTTGACAATATGGATTGTCAAGTCTTATTAGCTATTGATTCTGCCTTATCTAAACCTGTTTCAGATAAGGTTTTTGATTTATTATGTGCATTCACTAGCATAATTTATAGTGACTTTAATAATGGTTACATTCAACTTCTTGCTAATATTGTTGTTGATTTATATCAGGACTGTGGCTATGGCTACAGAACCCCTGAGTATAAATTAACTCTTAAAGATTTAAGAGAATGTAACTCAGCAGCTTTAGCTATAGTATTAAAAATATTTAATTTAAATTATTAAGGAGAAAAAGAAATGGAAACTAAGAAATTAATTTGTTGTATTTGTGGTGCGTACATTGAGGGTTATGGTAATAATCCTGAAGGTGCAATGTACTATGATTTATTTAATAGACTTTGCACTCCTACTTTTAAGGAAGATGAAAGATGTTGCGATGCTTGCAACGAAGCTTTCGTTATTCCTGGTAGAATTTATAGACTAATAAAGAATACAAAAGGAGAAAGATAATATGGAAAAGAAATTATTATGTTGTATTTGCGGACAGCCTATCGTTAAGGAAGGTTGTCCTAATTATTTTGGTAACAATCCAGCTGGCGCTATGTGGAAGGATGCAAACGGCAACGTTTGTGAACCTATCTTTAACATAGATGCTAGATGTTGTGATGCTTGTGATGAAAAGTTTGTCATCCCTGGTAGATTGTATAGACTTATTAAAGAAGCTAAAGGAGAAAGATAATATGGAGAAGAAAGAGTATTTATATCATTTTATTGATACTTATACAGGTGATAATTCAGATTTAAGTTTTTTAATTTGTTCAACAGCTAAGCCTGAAATAATGGAGAAGATTGAACAAGTGGCTGAACTAATTTGGAATTATTCTTATACAGAAGAAGAGACTTTTGATAACCCTATTATAAATAAGTTATATCATAAGTACTTTGAAGATTATAAAGATACTTCTAAGATTGAAATTATTCAATGTATTACTAGAGATGAAGGTTATTCTTGGAATGAGCCTGATATTATAGAAATTAATTGGTAAGGAGAAAGATAATATGGAAAAGTTTGTTGAAGGTGAAGTAGTTCTTTATCAGAACGAAGATTGTTTTGAGTTAGGTATTGTTAAAAGAGTGTGTGACAATGGAGATTGTTTCGTGTGGTATCATATTGGTGATACTGCAGCACGTACTTCTTCTTGTTATTTACATAAGCTTACTAACTCTTACGCCTTTTCTATTATTAGATTAAGTTGTAATTTTAACCCTAATCTTAATGAGGCATTAAAAAGTTTAGAAGAATTAAGAAGTAATTTAGGTGTAATTTATAGTAGTATGTTAGATACTATTGAACAAGTTTTGCTTCAACAAGAAGAACAGATAAAATTTTTGTTAGAAATTAAGTTAAATGAGGAGAAAGAATAGTATGAAGAATAGATTTGGAATCGATTTAAGTTTATATCCTGATGTTAATATTCACGATATTACTTGTGCAGGATGTCTTTATGAACAGACTTGCAACGAAGCTTGCGAGATTTGTGAGATTGACTTGTGTTTAATAAGAAAGCTTGCTGCTGAATTATTAGACTCAAGTGATTTAAAAGATGAAGCTTATTACAAGGCTGAAGACAGCCTTGTAGATGAGCTATTCAATCTAAAAGATACAAAGTTTAAAGACTTTGTTCTTTTAAATCCTACATCTATTTTGAAAGGAGGTGAATAGTATGTATAACTACGTTATGCTTATAGGAAAAATTATTTCTTTCAATGAATCTCAAGTTGTTCTTGGATTAACTAATCCTTTTGAGAACATTGATGGTTTCTCTGATACTTATTTTCTTACAGGTTTTCTTAGCGAACCTTTTTTGTTTGATGTTTTATCTCATATTGGGGTAGGCCAATTCGTTTCTTTAAAAGGTATGCTATTACCTGGTAATAGTGGTCAATCTAAATTTATTGTTGAAAGAATTATTTTTAAGGAGGACTTTGATTAGTATGGCTATTATTTGTTATAAGCCTAAAGGTTCTTGTAAAAACTGTAACCATTATAAATTTGATATTGATTATGGTAACAAGTGTTGTTTTGCAACCTCTGATGCTAAATTTAAAATTGGTCAAACAGTTTATTATAAAGATATTGAATTAATTATTAAAAGTCTTTTTGTTTCTTGTGATTGTATTTCTTATGTGTGTGTTCATAAGAATGAACCACAAGGTAATAGATATGCTTTTAATGAAAAAATTTTAAAAGGAGAAAACTGATTATGGAAAAATTTTATATTACTTCTAATGCTTCTAGTGGAATTAAAAGAAAGACTTTAGAGTCTGCTCTTGAGACTGTAAAGGATGAACTTGAAACTATCATCTTAAATAATCCTGAGGATTTAATTGATATTGATATCACTTATTATCCTGAGGAAAAAGCTGAGGATTTAAATGTTATTCTCTTTGATAAAGAGAAGAAGCTTTTATTAGATTTGTATGAATCTAATAAATATACTATAGATGAATTAAAGAATCACGAAGCTTTAGTCGGAGAAGAAGTTTCAACTGATTTTGAGGAAGGCTATAATGCCGCCTTAGAATATGTATTTAATTTATTAGGAATAAAATATTAAGGAGAACACTGAAATGTTAGATAAAGAATTTAGAAAAACTGTTGCTGCTATGTTAAAAGAGGAGGGTATTCCTGAAGAGGACCAGCCTCGTCTTTTCACTAATCATTCTTATGATAAGTCTATTATTGGTTTAACTGCATTAGATGGACGTGCAGTATATTCTTATGAATCAATGATTCAAGAGTTTATGGAAGATGAAAATTGCTCTGAAGAAGAAGCTCAAGAGTGGGTTGATTACAATACTCTAAGAGCTCTTGGTTTCGGAGATAAAGGACACAATCCTATTGTTGTTACTCTTTCAAGAGATTATTTGAAAGGAGGTGATTGATGTGGAGAAGTTTTATATTTCTAAAGGTCCTAATTATAAAATAGCTTGGGCTTTAATAAAAGAAGCTACAGCTATTAAACTAAAAATAAAAAGTTTAATACCTGCAGCAAAGGAAAATTATGCTAAGGCTAAGGCGTATGTTGAGTCTTGTGATTTTCCTATTGCTGATTGTTACCTTCCTTATCATTGTTATGATGAGATAAAATCTCTTGACTCTCTCGCTAAAGAGTTAAGAGATAAAGGTAACAAGTTAATAGCTTGGCTTGATAAGTTTAATTGGTTCTCTGTAACTGAGAACGGTTATACTTTCGAGAAAGCCGAGTGCTCTAAAGCTCAAAAAGATTTTATGTTTAATCAAAGAGCTAAATATAAATCTTTGGTAAACAAATATTACCCTAAGTAGTTTTTATTATTTCGACAGTTGTAAAACTCGAGCAAGGTGAAAGGCTTGTGTTTTTTATTATATGGTGAGTTTGATACACTCTATCCCCCCACACGATTGGGTTTTCCTGAATGATTAGACGTATCACTTTTTTTATTTTGCCTAGTATATAATGAAAGAATATACTAGAGCTTTTTACGAGGTGTTATTATGACAAAAACATTTGGTACTTTAAAATCTATTCGTTCCGCTGCAGCAAAAATCAACACTGATTTAGCAAACGCTCTTACTTCCGCTGAGGCTTCAGCAGATGCACAGAATCTTGACTCTTCCGCTAGAGAGGCTTTCATTTCTCAGGAAATGTATCGTCCTTTCTTAACTCCTGAATATAAGGATATTCTTGAGAAGCTTCCAATTTCCTGTAAGGAGTTAATTGATGAATTAACTTCTATTCAGTCTATGGTTTTCCAGTTAGCTAAGGGTACATTTAATGTTCCTTCTGGTACTAGCTACACAGTTAATGATGGTACGGATACATCATTAGTTATTTCTAATGTTGATATTACTTCTGAAGATGATATCAACTTAGATGTAGCTATTGAATTATGTGAGAAACATTTTAATATAAATGTTCAAGAAGCTTCCGATGTATTCGGAGTTCTTGATGATAACTTAAAAGGTGTTTGTAGAAATACTACAATTCGTTCTAAGCGAAACCTTTTAAAGTTATATAAAGAAGGACAGATGGACCAAGGTAAACCTTATGATTGGTTAATGCCTTGTGTTACTCCTGCTAAGAAGTTAGGTTCACAACTTCAGTTTGATTTTGTTGAAGCTGGTATGGATTCTAACGGAGAAGATAATATGAATTTATTATCTTTAGATATTCAGAAGAAGAGAACGAAGTATTCTTGTGAGTATCCTGTTAGTTCTTCTGAGGATATCTTAGATAAGTTTGCTGCAGTTGTAAGTCATTTAGAGGAAGCTTCTCCTGAAGAAGTTTTAACTGCAGTAGCTTTAGTTAATTCCATTGGAGCATTGCTTCTTAAAGAGAATGGATTAACTGAAGAGTTAATAAATAAATCCCTAGAGGATTTATCTGCTAAATATCCTGGAGGATTAACTATTAACACAGGTGTTGGTACACAAACACTAAAGATAGTTAAGCCTGGTAAGGATATTGATGGTGTAGGTCTAACTAATGAAGAATTAGTTAGTAAGTATCCTGACTTACTTACTGATAAAGTAATTGGTGTTACTACACAGTATAGGTTTGCTTCTAATGCTGCTGATTTAAATAGTGCAGCATTAGATGAAGCTGTTAAGAATGGTGATATCTCTATCACTGAATTACCAGCTTCTGTATCAACTGCCTTCAAGGCAAATAAACAATAAAAAAAGGAAAGAAAAGAGGAAAAATAAAATGAAAAAGTACGGATTATTTTTAGTTAATTATGCAGGTAAGGAGTGCTTATTAGTAGCAGCTCCTTCTAGTACATCTGGAAGCAATGACTTCTCATTTGTAATAGGTTATTTTGAGGTGACTAATCAGCCTCAATCTATTTCTGATATTGAAGAGTTTAAGGTATTAGCTCAGAGTTCTACTTCTGTAAATACTTTAGAGTTATGTACTCCACTAACTCTTCTTGGTGCACATATTAGTACCGTTTCTAATATGGATTTTAGTGTAGCTGTTATTAAATCTAAGGGTTGCGTTATTGAACGTAACCTTTATGAGTGGTTTAATGCTCCTGTCTTTCTAACTAATGATGTAGCTGCTTATATGTTGGCAGATACATTCTTAACAGATAGAACTTTAAAAGATGTCTTATTAGATTTTGCTACATTTAAAGATGTTAATACTGTTGAAGCTCAACACTATAACTCTTTAAGAAAGTACGCTCCTAAATATAAAGCTGTTGATTGGGATATCTTCTGGAACTCTAGTCTTCTTTCTGATACAGAAAAAGATTATTGTAAGACAAAACTTAATCTACAAATAGCTTATAATAATAGTAAGCGAGATGTACGTGAGTACATTCGTCAACAATTTTATACTGACTATGAAAGTAGAAAGTACGTTGATACTATTATGACAGGCGTACCAGGTTCTGGTAAAACTTCTATGATATTAGAGGATATTTGCCCTATAGATAATATTCCTGTTATCTATTGGACTGCTGATGTCAGAGAAGCTTTTACTAAGCATATCATTCAAATTACTCCTGAAGGTATACCTCAACAGGATGGTACAGTAAAGGTAGAACTTATGAAAGTTATTACTATTTTCTGTAAGTGTTTAATGAATTCAATACCTTTACTGGTTTTTGTAGATGAAGTTAATAATGCTGCTTCATTGGATAATAAATCTTTTGCTACCTTAATATCTGAAGGTAAGATTATGGTTGGTACAACTTTTGTTCACGATAAAGAGCGTGCTGTAAAGTATGTATGTGCATATAATCCAGGCTCTATCGGTGAACAAGAATTCCCTGAATCATTCTTGGATAGACGTTTACTTGTCCAAGTAGATAAAACTCCTCAAGAAGAAATGATTGCCTTCAGAAGAGGTTTAAAGATTGCAAGATTTATTGGTATAGAAAATCAAATGAATCTTATCGAGTCTGTTAAAGAGACTTATCCTTCTTTAACTCCTATCTTAGATAGAGTAGATGTCAATACTGTTACTAGAGAAAATCTAGATTGGTTGGCAGAGACTTATGGTAATAAGAAAACTCCTGTACCAGTTACAGGTAAGTATGTACCACATTTCGATACTGATGTAACAGTAGCCTTTGACCCTAAGATTGATGAGTTGATTACTAAGTATTTTGATTTAGTTAATCAACAGTTAAGACAAATTACTCAGGGTCAAGTTACTAATGTAAAGAATAGAGGTTATGCTATTCAGATACCTAATAGATGTTATGATGTATTTGTTAGTACTATCTTTAACTTCTCTTCTGTTGAAGAAGCTACTAGGTTTACTATCATAAACAATGTTGATAGAGGTAATGTTGTCAAGGTAGGTACTTCCTCTGAAGACAATGCACCTGAAACTATTTGGAAGACTATTCAAACTAATCTTTCCGCTGAAATAGAATCTCTTCAGAAGTATCTATTCAGTGGTTTTGATACAACTGTATTCAATAATGATTTGTTTGATGTATGTAAAAATGTTTCTTACGTTTATGAAGAATCTGAAGTTGAAGATGATGAAGATATCTCTGTATCTGTAGATATTTCTGAGTCACCTGCTTCATCATCTGGTACTTCTGCTTCTGCTGCTGTTAGCGTTGATGATGAGGAAGGTACAGCATTTAAGCCTTCTTCAACTATAAGTGCTTTAAAGGCTAGAGGCTTTAAGATTAAGTAAGGAGGTTTACTATGGTTACATATTACAATTTTTCACAAACATTTATTTCTGCTTTAGTAGAAATTAAACTTGTTGAATTATGCGAGAGTAAAGGTATGGAGCTTTTAATAGCTCCTACCTCGCTTCTTGCTTGTGAGGATTCTCGTGGTTTCTATGATAATTTTATTGTAGGTGCTGGCGTTAAATCTTGGAGAAATTATTTTGCTACAAGTTTATTGATAAGAATTCCTTCTTATCATTCTAGATGTGGTTTTCTTACAAAGATTTATTTTATGACAAGAAACAAAACTATCGACAACTGTATTGTTGTTCCTAGTGGTTTCATTGTAGCAGCCAAAGATTCTAATTCTTATGCCGCTGTCAATGAAGGTTATTGTCATTATGATATTGATTATGGTATTGATGCAGCTTCTTATATCAATGCTTCTCAATCAGTTACTGACCCTCTTATTGAGGATTTAACTACTAAAATTGCTAATTATTTATTATCAGTTATATTAAAATATTATATTTAGGAGGAAAATATTATGTCTGATTTTAATTTTAATTTACAATCCTTTGTTAGGGATATTGTTTCTTATATTAGTTATCCTGGTGATGTTAAGAGATTATTATCTAAGTTTATTGATACTTCTAAAATCTCTATAAAATTTGATAACAATTTTAATGGTCTTGCCGCTATCAATATGATTAATCATAAGATAGTTTTTAATCCTAGAGCTCTTGTTCTTAAGGTTATTGAAGCTAATCCATTATCTGTTAAGGATGGTGACTTAATCTCTGGAAGTGATTATTATGATATGAAGTCCACTTATAAAGAATTTGCTGAGATGTATAGAGACTTCTGTGCATTACACGAATTAGGTCATTATTTATATACAGATTCTATCAAGAATTTAAAAGCTTATGCTCTTGAATTATGTCCTGATTTACCTGGATTCTTAATTACGTATGTTAATAATGTAGTTGAAGACAGTGTAATTCAAAAGAAATTCTGTATGGATTTCAATACAAATTATATTATAAAGGTTTTCAAAGAAGGTATTCGTATTACTCAAGGTGCTTTACCTGTTCAGTCTTTTACTTCTATAGTAAAGCAAGTTGAAGCTGCTAATATTTCTAATTTTGAGTTAAATATAAAGCAAAAGCTTTTCTGGTTTATTATGAAAGTATATAATGAATATGATTCGGATGTTCAATCTATGTGGAATCATCCAGAATATTTTGCTTGGTCTCAAGAAACATTGGATGCTTTTGATACTGCTATTCGTATCACAGATACTAAGCTTAGATGTAGATATACTGTTGGTACTTTATGTCCTTTAATCTATAAGGATTTATTAGTGCTAGTTAATAAAGCAGGTAGTAAGACTTCTAGTGCTGGCGACCTATTAGACCAGCCTAAGTTATATAAATCTACTCAGTCTAGCGATGAATCAGAAGATGAAGAGGATGACGAGTGTGTTAATAGCGAGAGCCCTAATAACAGTGAAGATACTTCCGATAGTTCTTCTAGTTCAAGTTCTTCTAGTTCTTCTGATGAGGATGATGAGTATGATGAGGATGATGAGTCTGAAGATTCTGAAGATTCCGAAGAAGAATCAGACGAAGAAGAATCAGATGAGGAAGATTCCGAAGATACAGAAGATTCTAAGGAATTAGATGAAGAAGATTCTGAAGATGATATTGAAGATGATATTGAAGATGAAGCTGAAGCTGAAGAAGATTCTGATGAAGATTCCAATGAAGATTCTGATGAAGATTCTGGTGAAGATTCCAATGAAGATACTGAGGGAGATTCTAATGCTGAGGAAGAGTCTGACGGAGACATTGAGGAAGAGTCTGATGGAGACTCTGAAGATAATTCTAGCGAGTCTTCTGGTGGTGAAGATGCAGCTGCTCCTTCTCCTGACGATGATAATGATTCTTTAACTGAGGAAGAGATGAAAGACTTACTTGAAGAAGCTCTTAAAGATGTTTCTCAAGATTTTAATTCTGAAAGTGAGTATGATGATAATCTTTCTCTTGATGAGGATGTTGTTAATAGCATTAACTCTAATGTAATCTATGGTGTTTCTCAGTATTTCTCTCCTTCTTATATTAAATCTAAGCCTGAGAATTTGGTTATTGATATTTATAATGAAGCTACCTCAGTATTGCAGAGATTATATACTCAATCTGATGTTGTTGTTCGTGGTCTAGAACAAGGAGAACTAGATGAGGAAGCTATAGTTGATTACTTTGTAGAGAAGTCTTTAAATATTTATAAAGAAGAATATCCTGCTCCTGTTGGTAAAGATATTCTCGCTTATTTCTTATTAGATGTCTCTGGAAGTATGGCTGGAGATAAACTTGAATTTGCTAAGCAAGCATTTGAAGGTTTAATGTATGCCTTTAATGCTGTTCATATTCAATCTTGTCTTTTGACCTTCACTGATGATACTACTCTTGTTAAGCCTTTTGATTTAGATGTTCCTTTTAGTAATCCTTCAGAATTAACAACTGCACTTAAGTTTATTACTGATGAAGGTGGTACTGATATTATGGGTGCTTTAAACTTTGTTTTAAATGATTACTATTTTAAGGATGCTAAATATTATAAGATAGTTCTTATTGCCACTGATGGTTCTGTTGATTATCTTGATACTGAAATTGCTCAAGCTATTGCAGATAACGCTTTGGTGTTTATTTTAGGTTTAGATTTCTCCCCTCGCCAATGGAGAGATATTAATGGTCTTATTATTAAATCTTATTCTATTGATGAGATTGTTACTAAGTTACCTTCAGATATTTATGAAGAAGTAGCTAAGAAATTCTTTATGTAAAGGAGGTGATTTTATGGTGAACTTTAAGAAATGTTACGCAGTTACAGGTTTTAATACTAAACAGGTATGGGTTTATGATGAGGAGCACGACTCTTTCATAGACCCTCCTGCTTTTGTTTTAGCTGTTATTGATGACCAAGTTGAAGATTCTTGGGATTTTGAGGAGAAAGAAAATCTTCTTAATGTTATTCTTGAAAGTAATCCTGATTGGCTTCAGGATTCTGACTACAGTTATTCTGCTAAAAATTTCGAAATTTAATTGGAGGAAAAATGGAAATGAAATTATTTGAAGCTGCTAAATCTGTTGATTTATTATCAGTATTAACTGATATGTGTGGTGTTGCTGTTCCTCAGAGAAGACGCAACACTTTAATGAGTTGTCCTATTTGTGGTGCTGGTACTAACACGCCTTGTTTCGGTCTTTATGGTAAGACAAAGAACATCCTTGATAAGTATAAGTGTTTCTCTTGTGGTTCTCAAGGTGATTCTATTGCTTTTGTTAAAAATTATTATGGCTTTGCAACCGATGTGGATGCTGCTAAAGAAATTTGCACTCATTTTAATATTGAGTATGAAGACTCTACTTCTCAACCTAATCAGGAGTATCTTGATTACACTAAGACTTATAATTATGTAGCAAAGTTATTTGCTTTTTGTTATAAATCTGGTGTCAATCCTAATCCAAAATATTTTGAAGATAGAGGTTTATCTAAAGAAGTTATTGACGAATACAAATTAGGTTATTGTCCTAGTGTATTTGTTACTGATGAAGGTAAACATATATCTTTAAAAGATATTTTGATTCAACTTAATCTTCCTTTAGTTGATGGTTTATATAATTCTTATGGTGAATGTGTCTTTTCAGATAGATATATTTTCCCTATAACTAATACTAAAGGAGATGTTATAGCCTTTAGTGGAAGAAGTTTAGACCCTAATCTTCCTAAGTATATCAATTCTTGTGAGACTTCATTCTTTAAGAAGTCTTATGCTTTATTTAATTATCATAAAGCTAAGTCTTATCCATCTGTTTATGTCGTTGAAGGTTATATGGATGCTTTATCTTTAGTTACTTGTGGTATTCCTAATGTTGTTGCAGCTATGGGTACAGCATTCACATCTTCTCATATCTCAACTTTGTCTGGTAAGAATATTATTCTTTCCTTAGACCACGATGGTGCTGGTTTAAAGCATACTTTAAGTATTATTGAGCAGCATAAAGATATTTATTTTAGAGTTGTTTATACTCCTCAAGAATATAAAGACTTTAATGAGATGCTTATTGCTCGTGCAGATATTAAAGCATATCTATCCGAATTCAAACCTAAGACTGGCCCTGAGTTTATGATTAAATATCTTACTTATGTTTCTGATATGAGTAATTTAGAGGTTAGGTCTGATATATGGCGAAGGTTAGCTAGTCTTATTGGTTCTACTAATCCTGCTTATCAGGCTCAGTATCCTCTTAATACTTTGTATACTCCTGTTGAGATTTGGTTCTTCTGGAAAATATTTTCCAAGTTTATTAGCAAGAATAGAAAGGAGGTGAAATAATATGGCTTACACTTTTTTAAAGACTTTCGATATAATTACTTCTCCTTATATTGATTTAAATGGTAACATTAAAACCTTTGCTAATGGTAATGTTCAAAGAGCTTTGTTTATGGTTATTGCTGTGGATAATGGAAATGTTTTAGCTTGTAAAGTTACTTCTCAAGATACTTATCATAATTCTCCTGATTTTACTTATACATTACGTGTGGATTCTCACCCATTTTTAAAAGCTGAATCTTTTATTCAATTAACTAAGTTACATACCTTAAACCTTGCGTCTTGTACTAAGGTTGGCGAGGTTGCTGAATTCTGTAGAGCTCATATTTTAAGTCAGATGAGTTTATTCTTTAACACTCTACTTAAAATCACTAAGCTTCAGGTAAACATTCAGCCTTATGAATCTCCTAATAAAAAGATTCATTCTTTTGGTGGAGTAATTTATAAGAAATAATCTGACTGTATAAATAAAGAAGGCCTCTATTTATTAGAGACCTTTTTGATTATGCAGTTTGGTTAATTATGATATAGGCTTTTAGATAACTGCAAGCTATAGATTGTGCATTTCTTACTGCTGTATCTACACTTGTAAAGCTATCAATGATGCCTTCATTATAGAGGTTAACCACTTTGTTTGTATTTACATCTAGCCCACGGTCCTCAGTCTCCAATACATTTCTTCCAGGCTTTTTCAATCCTGCATTCTCAATGATTTTCAAGCAAGGACTTTGAAGTGCCTGTTTAATGTTCTTAGTTTCCTTTATAAGAGAAGTAATGTATAAGGCTTTGCCTCCTCCTGGTAGTATTCCATCTCTACAGGAACATCTTACTGCTCCTATCGCATCATCTAGTTTCAAACGAATCGTTGTGTACTCAGTAATTGTTTGTGCAGCAATCTTAATCTTTGTTACGCCTGCAGTTAAGTTTGCAAGTCTTCGGTTTATTACATCAGCACGAATCATTCCCGTGTTAAACTCTTTGTCTTCTAGCTCTTTCCTGTAGGATTTAACTCTCGCTTCAATAGCTTTGTCATCACCCTTGCATAGTATTGTCGTCTTGTCCTGTTCAATAATAATCTTGTCTGCTGTACCAGCATACTCTAAACTGTAGTCCGTTGTTCCTAATGTAGCAGATTGAATCTTTCCATTAGAGCGTGCAGCAATATCTAAGAATACCTCTTCAGGTTTACTATCATTTATAAAGACAATCATAAACCTCAACTTGTTTTGGATTAGGTTGTCTAGGATTATCTTTAAGCTTTCAGGATTAAAGTCCTTGGATAAGATGAATACTAATGGTTGGTTAGGATTTTCTATGGATTTAAATAGACAATTCAATCCATTTCTGGTAAGCATTCCTTCAGCTAATAATATTAGCTTTGCATTGTTCGCTTCCCATTTTCCTTCGCTGTCGCATAGCTGCTTCATCTCATCAGAGAAGTATCCTGAATCAATTACCATACCGTCTACGTGTTCAATAGAAGACTCTTTCGATTTTCTATCGTGTTCGATAACAACATTCATATTATTTCCAGCATAATCATAAGCTCTTGCTACAAGCTCTCCTATCACAGGTATCTTTGTAGTGATGTTCGCTACGTTTCTCACCGTGTCTCTATCTGTGATAGGCTTTTTAATCTTAGCTATGTAAGCTAGTGCTGCATCAATTTCCTTCTCAATAATTTTTGCTGCTTCCTGAGGATGCTTGCCTCTCTTAATTAGACGAAGGCCTGCTTTGTAGAACTCATTCGTTAATAATACAGTTAATGTTGTGCCGTCAAAAGCACGCTTCTCCGTATTATTGGCTGCTTCAATTATCGACATCGCTATCATCTTTTCAAATGCATCCTCAAAATTCATACATTCTTTTGCAACAGTGACTCCATCATCTGTAAGGAAAGGCCTGGATAGCTCATCCTGTAAGACAGCTAGTCTTCCTTTCGCTCCCATTGTTGGTGTTACAATATCAGACATTTTCTGAAATGTTGTTTTAATAATTTTTGTTTGCTTTGTTTTCATAAATCTCCTTGAATATTAGTCCTTTTCATTTTCATCTTTGTTTTTATCTGCATTACTTAATGCTATCCATATTATTACAGGTACAATAATTAGTACAAGTAGGAATACTAAAATAATTTTTAGAGCATCATTCATTTTCTTTTACTAGGATAACATCCTTCGCATTAACTGCAGCGTAGTCTAGCCCATCAAGGCTAATCGGCTGAGCTGCAAACATAGGGAAGTATACAATGCTTCCTTTCTGTAAGCTGTCTTTCCTGTTAGAATAAATTATTTCCCCTGTAATAATAGTTCTTTTTCCTCTTTGTTCTGTTGTATTAACAATCAGTCCTGCTTTTGTAGTAACCTTTTCCTCAGTTACTCTTACAATAATATTACCATTTAAACAATTAATTTTCATATATTCTCCTTTAATCCCAAGTCCAAGTAAAAAATAAATTTTTAATGAGTCCTCCGAGTCCTGATACAACGGATGTTCCTACAGCACTAAATGAACTTCCTAACGCTCCCCAGAAATCTCCAAATGAATTCATATTGGACCAGCTATGGCTTACTTTTGCCCAAGTATCTCCTACATAACTCCACGTAAATGGGTTTGAATCATTTCTACTATAATAATCATAAGCTTCTTTTATTTGTGTTACTTTTGTCATAAAGTTTGTAGCTTTTTCATAATAAGTTTTTTGTTCATCAGATAGTAATTCTCTATCTCTTTTTGACATATTTGTCCATTTATCTGCTATATTTTTTAATAACTCTAAATTTTCTGGGCCTATAGAGTCTGAAATATTTTCTAGAATTTTTCCTACAGCCTTTGTTTTTTCCCAATTATCTGTTGCTGTAGCCCAGGAATTTATTGCTTCAGCATAACTTCCATATCCATAAGTACCTTTTAGAAAGTTCCACCAACCATTATCTTCATCCCAAGTATCTGGGTTTGATTGAGTACAGCTTTCAAGTGTTTGAAAAAGAGTTTTAAAATTTTCATTTGTTAATTCTCCATTACTATCTGTATTAAAAAGTGTATTTAACATATCATCTTGATTAGCTGTTGTATATGTTTTCTTTAGAATTAAATCAAATGTTTCTGTAGACTTTTTATCAGTACCATTTCCAGATGAACTACCAGATGAACCACCAGATGAACCATCAGATGAACCACCTGATTCTTTTGTAATTTTTAGGGTATATGTTGTTGTCTTACCATCAGGTAAGTTTACAGTTAAATCATAACCATTTAATTTCTTAGCTAGTATTTTTTTATCTTCAGGAGATAAATCTCCAAATTTCTTTTCAATGAAGTTAGCAAATACATCAGATTCTCCTAAGAATTTTCCATATAATTCTTTAGTATCTCCTTGAATTGTACCATCTTTTTCCATATATCCCTTAGCTTTTAACCAGTCAATGAAGTCTGACCTACTCTGACCTGCTAATTGAGTATCTAAATAGCCAAAGAATTCTTGTCTACGTTGACCAGAAGGGTCATTGCTTAAATAGTTTTCTACTATTTCTTTTCCATCTATAGTATTCCAGTCACCCATTTTTATACTATATCCATCATATATAGGATTACCTTTATCATCAAGCATAATAAATGCTGAAGAGTTTTCTTTTTTAGTATTATTAGCTACGTTCATTGCTGAATTAAATTGAGTCCAAAGTAAGTCATTTCTTTGATTTTCTGCAGTTAGTTCTGCACTCCATTGAGCCGCCGTCTTAATTCCTGCTGGAGAGATATTATTTTCTCCAAACCATCCATTAATACTATTAACTATTTTTTGTGCTCTTTTCTTCTCATTGTCAGGTAATGATGAGTCCTGTAATTTTTCTCCAGCTATAGTGTATTGCTGTAGCATTTCTTTAACTTCTGCAGAAAAATATGTGCCTAATAGATTGCCTTCAGCTATAGCATTTTGGACTGCTTGATTATAATATTCCTGTGAATAATTTAATAAGTTAGCATCATAGCTTAATCTTGCCGCAGCCATTGCTGTATCATAACCATATTTTTGTAGCTCCATAGCTCCGTAAAGCTGTGCTTGAATGGACTGCTTCATATATTCACGCTGACGTTCTTGGTCAAGAACATATCCTCCCGTCCAGCCCACCTTGTCTGCTGTCTGGTTATCAGAGTACTTCTGCATATCAGCTTGAGTCTGGTATTGCTGAGCATTTTTCTCTAATTCTTGACGCTGGGTTAGCATTCCTTGCTTTTCTTCTAGAACTTTTTGCTGATAAGTATTTTCTGCCATCTTTTTAGCATCTCTATCCCATTTATATCCATCACTTTCTAGTGCAGCCTCAACTCCTGAACCAGTATTCTTCCCACTTTCTAGGGTGGTTTTACTTGGGTTGTCTTTAGTTGAAACAGTTTCTCCTAGATTATAATAGGATTGATTATTTTCTGGGTTATAAATATTTGTACTCTCATCTGTATTTTCTTGATGGTTTTTATAATTTGGTGGTACTACTTCAGATTCTTCTTCACCTGTAATAGGGTCAATTCTTCCTGTACGTATAACTCTAGGCATTATTGATTACCTCCTCCTAATAAAGCTGCTAAGGGATTTGCTCCCGCTGCCATTGATTCTTCAGAACCAGGCATCTGTTGTCCTGTAGGCATCATTCCTTGAGGCTGCCCTGTTGGTTGTCCTGCTGGTTGCATTGGTTGAGGAGCCATCTGTTGCTGTGGCTGCTGTCTAACCATAGGAGATGACGCATCTAACCCATACATTTCAGCATCTGCAGGTGCAACTTGTGCTGCACTTGGGTCAGTTATTCTTTCTAGACTCCTTCTGTCTGAATCATTCAGTTTATTTAAGAAAGATTCTCTTATATTTTGCTGATTATGTTCCTTCTCAAATCTTTTTGTAATAGGATTATAGCCTCTTTTAATAGCTTCTGCTATTGTCATTTCTCCTTGAGGTGTTTGAACCGTGTATGCTTCAGGGTGTTTTAATAAATCATTCTTAAAATTTTTTGCATACTTTTCAGAAGGCTTTACTTCACCCTTATCTAAATTTCTTTTAGCTTTCTCATCTACTTCTTCATTTAATTTTGGTTCATTACCTTCAGGTTCTTTATCATTAGGTTCAAACATTCCTCTGGTGTTTTCACCTGTCATTAACATATCTTCGATAGTTGCACTGTCTAGTGTCTTATCTTCTTTATCCTTCTTCTTTGAATCCTTTTTTGATTTAGAAATCTCATCCATTCTTTCTAAAGGATTCTCTTCAGTACCTGTTACAGAGTCGTCAGGTTTAGCCTCTAATGGGTTGACTTGCTTACTATTCTCTGTAATTTTCTGGTCTCCATCAGTACCTGTTCCTAATAAATCTTCTAATCCTGGCATTGTTTTATCTCCTTTCTATTATGTTTAGGTTCTCATCAATCACCCCTGCCTCTACTGCACGGTTCTTCATTCTTACGTGCGTAGGGTTTGATGGGTCATATTTATCTTCAAGGATAAGCTGGATTATTTTCTGACAGCTTACTCTCTTTTTCTTTTTAGGATGTTTTAATTTATTATTTAAAATATCGTCTAAGTTCATATACTCACCTTTTGTTTTATTATAGCATAGACTTTATTTCTTTGCAATTATTTGCTATAATTAAGGAAAGAAAGCATTATAAAATTCAAGGAGGTTTTTATGCCAAGATTAGAAATTGATAAGGAAAGATTCAAAGGGTTTTTAGAGCAGTTTATAGGTGATGCTCCTTATCAGGTAGAGCTTGTGGATACTTTATTTGAACAAATGCCTATTCAAGTTCGCAACAATCTTATCGAAGAATATTATTATAAGTATATCTACAAAGGTGAAGTGTATGTAGCTCAGCATCTTGTTTTCAAAGCAGATATCCATAGGTTTGCTACCTTAGATTCCTTAAAAAAGTTCCTTATAGATAGAAGCATCGGTACTATATCGCCAGACTTTTTTAATTCTTGTAAGCAATCTTTCTTTGAAAAGAAGATAGCTGAACACGAACCTCTTGCAGGATACTATATTACAAAGGAGAATATTTAATGGCAAACGATTCTAGAATTTTTAAACCAATGATTCTTCAAACAAAGGAAGAATTACTCGCTGCTTTAAAAGCAGGACAATTAACAACCTCTCATTACAATCTATTAGATGAGCAGCAAAAGCTTTTCGTTGAGCTTGTATGCTTCGGAGGCTATACTGCTGAAGAGGCTATGCGTTCTATCTTACCTACAGCTCGAAACGCAGCCGCTCTAGCTAATAGGATGCTAGCGAATAAAGATGTCGTTACTACGATGGAGGAATTAACCGTGGCAAAGACTGCTAAGTTCAAGGCAGAAGTTTCCTCAGCTCGTGATATGGCTTTGGAAAAGCTGAAGTATATTATGACAACCACGGATGATGATTCCCTAGCTGCATCTTGTGCTAAAGTTATTTTGGATAAGGCTGGTGATGCTCTTAAGGAGAACAAGGATAAGGATGAACCTGTTGGTACAGTAGCTTTCAACATCCAAGTAGAGAATGTCTACGCTCCTGGTGTTAATCCTAAACAGAACGAGCCTGTTATCATCGAACTTACTCCTGAAGAATTGAATCCTGCTATAGGTGAGGCCAAGCAAATTAAAGCTGACCTTGACAAAGATATAAAGAAGCGTAAAGAAGAATTAGGTAAAGCCGAAGTAAATCCCGAGACAGGTTTACCTTATGTCCTTCATTATGAAGGCGTTAATAACTATAAATAAAAAGAAAGACTCTGAGAAAACTCAGGGTCTTTTTAAAAAAGGAGGTGTTAATGGAAACAAAACAAAACAAAAGTATGGATTATTTGCTCTTCCATACTTTTATTATAAACTATTTATTCAATTAGTTCAATATTTAATTCCTTTTTTATTTCAGCTTTAAAGTTTACTTGACTCATAGGAGGTCTATTAACTTCAGCGCAGTATGCCTGATAGTTTGCAAAGGCTACTCCTAATTTATAAGTTCTTAACTTCATAGTATCACTCTTAAGTTTATCTCTAAACCAAGATAGAGGTCCTGAGTTATCTATACGATATTGCTTAATCATTTCTTGTACACAAATAGGTAAAGAGAATTCCTTAGTTGTATTTAGCACCTCATATATAGCCTTACAAGCTTTGAAAGCTATATAATCTATGCTTTCTTGACTCATTAACTTGTCGTGGAAAGCTAGGCCATCTACATTTTTTACTTTACTTAAGTCTGCATTGAATGGTATGATTACAAAACGTCTATAAAAACCATCGGATGTATCAGGTGTTCTAGGTAACTTGTTACAAGAGTATAGCATCGTTGAGAATACTCTATCAGTATAACTAGCTTTATATTTTTCTTCTAATTGAATGTCTTCATAGGCTGTGATAGATTTAAATAGGTCTGACTCTTGGATTGGTTGGGCCGATATATCACCTGCTAACGATGCAAGTTTGTTTTTTAATGTAGATGCTCTGAAGTTGCTGGCTAAATCTTTAAAAGATATAGCAGTATAATTATTTCTTCCAAGCATTTGTTTTATTATATCCAAGAAAGTAGACTTACCATTTCTACCTGCTCCTACTAGGACGAATGCTTTTGCAAGTGCATTTGTTTTTAGCATTGTATAACCTATAACTTCATATAGTAATCGTTCTACGTCTTTATCTCCACAAGTAGCAGTTGCAAAGAATTCATCGGCAGTACTACTATAAGCCGTTGGGTCATAGTTTGCTTCAATTTGTATTGACTCTAAGTGGTCAGGAGTCATTGGTTCTAGCTTCATTGTAGCTAGATTTAAAATTCCATTTTTAAACACAACAGTATATTCATTTTTATTAAACTCAACTGAGTCTTCATAAAGGTAGTCCTTAATGTATTTCATTGTTTCTTCTTTTTGAAATTGCTTTAAGGACGGACACATTCTTGTAATGTATCCCTTTATATAGTCTTCATCATTAACATATATATTCTTATTATAATTGTAGAAAAAGAGTTCTTTACTTTTGGTATCTCGTTTTATGTTGCAGGCTTGTATAACAAAATCTCCCAGCTTAAAGTGTAGGAATGAGTTCTTATCATAGAATTTTTCTAAGATTCTATTCCTATGTATAAGCATTATATTGTTAAGTTCATCCGCTGTTAAAGGTGTTAAGGTTAATTGACTATTGATTACATTAACTATTGCTTTCTTTTCTGTATCAGAAACCGAAGCTAAGTTCATAAGCTGTGCTGTTAATTGGGATTGAACATCTCCTGTCAATGGTATGTTTAATCCATCTTTAACAGTACTACTTATAACTCTTAATGGCTTTAACCAGCAAGGTAGACGACTTATTGAATTTTCATATAGGATATTTATATTGTTGAAGTCTGCAGAGGTATTTAATTTATGGTGAAAAGGTAGCAGTATGCTAGTACCTTTTTTACTGTATGCTATAGTATCAGCATTAATACCACACGCAAGTAAGTTGTTAGTTGTACAAAGATTTAAGGAATCTTTTCCATAAATCAGGTACTCATTTCCTTGTTGGACTACTAATACTTTTTCTTGTAGATTTATTATTGCATCAACAATCAGTAAGTTATCCGTTTTTAATATGATATACCCTAGAGGAATGGTCCAATAGATTTTGGCATTCACATCTTGTCGCATATAAGTATTAACATCGGAGAACTTTATTTTATTGTGTATACCAGTTGCTGTTTCAACACTATAGCAAGGTTCATCAAGAGGATTTACCTCCTGGTTGAAGTCTTTGAATTTCATATAGTGTCTCCTCTATTTCTTCTAAAGAATATATACCTTTGGCTATACCACCAGCGTTTCTAATTTGCCTTATTCTAAGCTTTTGCAAATCAGATAAAGTATTTCTATCTACTTTCAATTCAAAGCCAATAAACATACCTCTATAGCATACCAATATATCAGGTGTACCTTGATTTTGGTAGGCAGATACGTGGACTTTAACCACGTACCCACCCTTAGAGCGTATCAGTTTTTCAGCATCTTTTTGAAAGTCTGATTCAAGTTCTTTGCCTTTAGTTCCATTCATCGTCATCATCACTCATTACTGGTGTTGATGGTGTTGCTGGCGCTGGTGCATTAACCGCTGTTTCTTTAGGTTTTTGAGGAGCTTTTGCTGTAGGCTGAGCTGGCGCTTCTTCTACAGGTAAATTAAATTCTTCATCCTCTTCAACTTTTGGGAAAGCTAACTTAATATGCTCTTTATCAATCTTTCTATAAGAACACTTTTGATATTTCTTTCCATCTTTTTCTGTGATTGCAAAGTCTACAATCAATATCTTATCCTTTAGTAAAGCTTCAATATCAATTTGTGCTGGTTCATTTTCGTTATAAGGAACATTGCAACAGCTTCTTAAAGCTCTATACTTCCAGGAAAAAGAGTTTGTTGCATCATAAGCTACTGTATCTTTTCTAGTCCAGTTCTTATGAGTGCCTGTCATTAGTCTGAAAGTTACATCAATATTTCCTGGTAAGTAACGATTTAATTCAATTTTTTCAATAGTAATTACTACATCTTTTTCTTCGATTGGTTCAAATGTATTATCATTTGATGTGTCTTGTTTTCCTTGGTTAATTAGTAATGCCATTAGTTTGTACCTCCATTAGTATTTGGTTGATTTGAATTGGTAATAACATCTAAAATCTTTTGCTTAAACTTAGGGTAAGTTAAGTTTGCTACTTTCAAAGGGATTGTCATTTCCTTAGGCTTACGTGTTTTAGATAAGTAAGCTTGGCAAATATCAATGTATGTGTAGAACTTGGTCTCAGTCTTAATTGTACCATCCTTATCAGGTTTTTGTACATTTTCAACCTTTGTATACCATACGAAAGATGCCTTAGCACATAATCCATAAGCTGCTTTATTCATTAAGCTTGGGATAATCTTATTGTTACCTGGGTTCTCTTCATCAGAGATTTCTTTTTGGTGACAAATGATAACCATCTTTGTTCCAGTTGCTTGATGAACATATTTGCACGCATTCCATATCTCATCGTGCTCCTGACTAGCTAATCCCCATAATTGTAGGGTCATTTGGTCTTTCTTGTTGGCTTCCATTAAGCCTTTCTTTAGTAGGTATTCTAGTTGAGTAGCTGAGTCAATAACGATTGTAGAATAAGCAACAGGAATCTTCTTGCCTGAATCATCCACTGTGTAGCCATTAACTACATCTTTGAATACTTCATTGATTTCATCAAAGTTCTCAATCTTAACTACTACAATGTTATCTCTTTCGCTGTAAGAGATTGAACCTGTACCTCCTTCTAGAATATCTAGATATAGCATAGGCTTCTCAGGTGTCTTAGGGAAAGTAGATGCTAATACTGTCTTGCCTGTGCCTTGAAGTCCATAGATTACATAGACTTCATCGGTAGGCATTTGATTTACTGCTTTTGCTTTGTTTGTTAATACGCTCATATTTTTATCTCCTTTATCTTTATTTCAAAGGGTGAACGTTATACCCTTTGTTCACTATATATTATACACTATTGTTTATATTTTGCAATACTATTTTGTATTATTTTGAATTTTTTCTATAATTATTTCACGTGATGCATCACTTGGAGCAAACCTATCTAGGTCACATAGCTCTTTATAAGCGCAATAATTACATAGAGGCCCTTTCACTCTGTATGTAGATGTGTCAAGTTTAGCTGCTGTATAAGTTTTTAATACTTCTTCAGCATTTGTTTCTACTAACTTATCATCTACTATTTGAATGGTTATTCTATTGAATAATGGGTGGCCTCGTTCCTCTAGATATTGTAGGATGCTCTGATACTCAGCTTCTTTTTCTAGCCCACGTTCCGCTAGTGCATCATAGTAATCTTCATAGGTTACTAAATCTAGTAGCTCCTTACTTTTGCTTGGTTTACCATTGTTAAGCAAAGGAACTGGCTTTAATTTTGCAAGTCTTACCTCATCTATTTGTTTAGTAGAGACTTTTCTTTTTAAAATATCTTCCGCAAAAGGTATATATAAAAGTAGCTGCTCATTGTATAAGACATCCTCATACTTATACTTAAGCTTATTCACCGTGGTTTTCATATCTCTGATACCTACGAGGCCGTTTGTCTCATAAACAGCATCTATGTATCCGATAATAAAATCCTCTCCGTCTAGCTGGTCTTTAAACTCCTGCTCACATAGGAGATTTTGCTCCATACTATATTCCTTTGCATAATACTGGAAGTATTTAGCTACGATGTATTCTAATAGGTCAGGTTCATAAGGAAGTTTACCTGTCATACAAAGCTTTCTGAACTCATCAGTAACATCCTTGAAGTCTAAACCTTTTATTGTACGCTCAACACATTCGTGGAACATTTTTCCAGGGATTGTGTACTCATTTTCAGGAGTCTCAATACCCTCTATATAATTGTAGTAATGTTTACGAGGACATTGCTTAAAAGTTTGTAGTCTTGAGTGACTATATCTATGAATATCTTTACTCATTCTTATTCTCCTCTTGCTTTTTATATTCTTCAATATCTACTCCCTTTCCTAGAGGGCCGATTTCTACATCAACTACTATAGGAAAGTCTGGTTTCTTTGTAATTAGTTTCTGAGCTATCTCAGGGTTCTCCATTATACTTTTAATTCTAAGTATATAGTCATAGAAATGTTCATCCTTTCTAACTAAGCCTATGATTGAATCGTGGACTGTTGCTCCTATTCTTATATTATCTTTTAAGATAGGGTCGTTAATTACTTGTATCAATCCTGATACTACATAGTCAGAGCCTGCAGATTGTACTGGGAAATTTATTGCTGGTCTTACCCAGTTCTCTTTTTTCCAAGGATTAGCTAACACATCCTGGTGAAGTACATACTCTCTTTGCATAATAGAGATAAGCTTGCCGTCATTATCAAGGCAGCTTCGTACCCAATCATAGTAGGTAAGCAGTTCAGGATATAATTCAAAGAAATGGTAGCGTATGTTGATTGCTTCTTCTAAAGAAACATCTACGCCATAGCTTACTTTTGCATATTCTACAAAGGATTCAGCTTGCATACCATACAAGAATCCAAAGTTTGCCGCTTTGGCTTGTGTTCTTTCGGCCTTAGTTATTTGGTCTACAGGTTTTCCTGTTACTATGGATGCCATTTTATAATGCAAGTCCTCACCCTTACGGTAGCTATCCTTTATAGCTTTTACATCAGCCACAAGACCTGCGAATCTTAATTCTAGCTGGGAGTAATCCAAGCAAACCATTTCCCAATCCTTGCTATTGGTTCTAAATAAACTTTTTAAGTCTTTATTTCTAGGGATTTGTTGTAGATTTACTTCGGAAGAAGAAGTTCTTCCTGTTACTGTACCATCTAAATGGAAAGTTGAATGTAAATAATATTTACCGTCACTATGTTTTATAGCTTCCTGCTCCCAAGACTCAAAGAATTCAATAGATTTCTTTAAGGTTCTATACTGTAGAATCAAGTCTACTATCGGATGAGAGTCTTTTAATTTGACTAACACATCCGTGGAAGTGGAAGGCTTTCCTTTATCTGTTATGCCTAACACAGGGAGTGATAAAACGTCATAAAGTATCTCGGATAGTTGTTGTCCTGAATTAAGGTTGATTACCTCAGATAATCTAGGTGTGTAAACATTTATGTGATAATAACCTCTCCTATCTTTATGATTAAAATATTTACCAAACTCTTCATCACTAGAGAAATAGTGTTGTGCAGGATTATAGTATTCCTTTGAAGTCATTGGTTCTATATTGTAATCTAATGAGTCTAGTATCTCATTTATCTTTACCATAACTTCACTTTGTTTAATGGAATACTCTGCTTTAGTTGTCTTAAGCTTCTCCATATCTAAAGGTAATCCATTAACCTCTATATATTTATATGTGTTACAAGCTTTTATTATAAGTTTATATGTATTTAATTTACTTTTAGGTGTAGTCTTTTTATAGTACTGAAACAGTTGGTAACAATATTTTACATCACAATATAGGTAAGGTGCAACAACATTTTTATCTTTTGATGTTTTATCTTTTAGCCCTATATCCCAGTCTTCTACTCCTAAAATTCTTTGTGCTGTCTTCTTTAAAGTAAGCCAGTGTTTATAAGCAGGGTCATATTGAGGTGAGCCTTGCTTTGATTTTTTTAACTCATCCACGGTAGAGTTTAGGTAAGCTAGTATTAAGGTATCGTGTCCTATCTCTATATCTAGCCCATAGCTATAAAGTAATCTACCTGTATCAAATTTAAAGTTATGCCCTACGAATTTAGCACCCTTACTTTGTAGGCTTTTAACGAATTTTATCATCTCATCCTTTTCTTCAGGACACTTGAAGATTTTAAATAGTTCCTTGCCTGATTTATTTATTGTATATAAACCGACAAAGTTAATCTCAGTATTGATTTTTGTTCCATTTGTCTCTATATCCAGCGAGATAATCATTAACAACTTCCTCCGTAGGTAATTCTAATAGTTTTGCTAAAGCTTCTAATGTTTGAATTCCAGGATTTTGGATTTCAAAATTTAATAACTTATAAATATGTGTTCTACTCATAGGTAGTTTAGAATAATTCTTATCTACAAAACTATTTATTGTTCCGAATTTGGTTTTAATTGTTTCTTCAATTACATTAGACATTTTATTTCTCCTTATTATTTTAAATAATTTTGAAATACCTTGTCTGTAAAGCTCTTCTTTCTTTTTAATGTAGAATATATAAGTTCTTCTATGCTATTCTCACATATTAAATAATAGTAATTACATTCTTTTAATTGGCCTATTCTCCTGATGCGAGATTTGCATTGATGAAATACTATATAAGATTCAGGTAATGAATAAAAAATAATATTGTTTGTGTTTGTTAAATCTAATCCTGCGTTACCACTACGACATTGGATTACTAAATAAATTTCTCTATAATATTTAAATCTTTCTATTAAGATAGTTGATTTTTTTGTATTACATTTCCCATTAACTATTACATACTTTTTGCCTTCTTCTTTAAGCACTTGCTCTATCTGATTTAAAGATGAAGTGAATTCATAGTATATAATAGCTTTAGGTAGAGTTTGAATAAGTTCTCTAAACTTATTTATCTTAGGTGATTCTACTTCCAAGATACTTTGAACATATTTATCATCCTGAGTTGTAAGAATTCCAGTACATATTTCACGGAGTCTGATTCTTAGAACACCTTTATTGTCTGCTACACAATATGTGTTCGATGTTGAGTCTAAGACAATTCGCTTATTTTTAAGTTCATCATACCACTCAGTAGGATGTGGACACTTAATTATTATATTATTTTCTTTAGTTAAGTCTACTACATCCTCAGTTTTTTTACCCCAAGTATAGCAATTTATAATTGCAGTTAATTCCTCGGAGAATTCTTTTTTCTCTTTGTCAGGTTGGAAGTAATCATTGAAGGTGAAGTATCTTTCTAAAGTGTGGGTTTTTCCAGGCATCACCCTTTCGTCTAGTATAGCTAGCTGTGCTAGAATATCGTGCCTAGATTTATCCTGCGGTGTACCTGTGAATAAATAAACATATTCAGCATTCTTTGCTATCTCTCTACAATATTCATTCATATTGCTGGAGTAGTTTTTAACTCTATGAGATTCATCTAATATTAGAGCTTCAAATTTTTGGTCTTTAAACTTAGATAATTGTTCATAGTTGGTTATTACATAGCTATTGCCAGGGATGTATTTATCTAGTTCAGCTCTGTATTGACCAATAACTTTTTGTGGTGTAACTATTAAGCAGCTCTCAGGTTGTTTACTTAACAGCCAAGTGATTGCTATTAAAGTTTTACCTGTTCCTGTTCCTAAGAAGAAACCATACTTGTAGTATTGCATCATCTTATGCACGGCTACATCCTGATGCTCCTTTAATGTTATACCTGTTGGTACAACCAGCTTACATTTTTCCCTGCGTTGTTCCTCTATAGGAGGATTTTGTTTAAATGTTTTTATTTCTTGATAGAGGTCTGGAGAAATTTCAACAGTACCTCTTCTTATTATAGGCAATATATCTTTCCTAAAGCATTGCTTAGTTATAGCATTCAGTAAGAAGAAAGCAATAGGTTCTCCTCTTGAGTTATAGCTATAGGTTAGCCAAGGATAGTCTTTGAATCCTTGCAGATAAATAAAACCATTTAATTTATATATCCGTTTATCCATTTTATTTCCTTTCGTGAAGTGTTAGGAAAGAATCTAGGTTGTCATCTGCATCCGTTCCATTCTTCATTAACGCAACATAATAAGTCTTACCCTCATACTCCACAATGTAGCATTCCGTATCAGGCTCGAATTCATACCCTGTCATTTCTTTAACCTTACCATTAGGTACATTATACTCAATGTTTAATGCTTCTAAAATTTCTGCATTTTTAGTTTTATTAGTACAACTGACTAAGACTAAGGGTAATGCTGCTAAAGTTAAAATTTGCTTAAATTTCTTCATTCTCTTCTACCTCTTTCATAGTTAATTTATTACATCTAGGACAATACATAAATGGCATACATAGTTCAAATTGAGTTGATAGCAAGCCACCTTCTTCATTTTTAGCATCGTATGTTATAGTCCTTTTTCTTCCACATTTAGTGCAGATATAGTTAATCTTTATTGGGTTAATTGGTTTATAGTATTTTTGTGCACTCATTCTAACATCCTCCTTAATAGCTTTAGTTCTTCTTCATCTGTTATTTCTTTAATGAAAACCCACGGATGGTAATCATCAACAAAGGGAGCTTTTGCTTGTAAACAATTACCAACTAATCTCAAAGATGGTTTAATAATCTCTAAAAGCTTATGCTCTTTTTGTGCCTTTAGTAAGGCTTGTTTGATAGCGTTAAACTCTTCTTTGAAGCCCTCTGCGACAGTTTCATGACCCCACAATAAATATGCTCCACCTATAAGTTCCAAACATTCCAAC